TTTATTGACTTTTGTATTTTTTTATTATATACTTTAATTAAGATATTATTAAAATATCAACTAACATTAGGAGGGATTTATATATGGCTAAAAAAGATGTTCAATTTATAGGCTTTGATGGTGGTAGAGGTTACATTAAGGCTTATACAGAAGTAGATGGAGAGGCAAAACAAACAATATTTAAGTCAGTATATGGTGATGGACGTTCAGGTAAAGTTGACTTTGAAAATTACGAAAAACCTAAATACTTAAATATAGAAGGTGAAGACTATTTCGTTGGTTTATTAGCAGAAAGAGAATCTTATTCTTCTATAAGAAATTCACAAGATTCAAAAACAAGTGATACTATGAAGATATTATTTGCATCAGCATTAAACGATATAGCAGTAAAAGATACTGTAAAAGTGGTATTTGGAGTTCCATATAAAAACTATAAGAAATCAGTATTAGCTGACATAGTAAATACATATAAAGGCGAAACAATCACTATAAAAGACAATATAACAAATGCAACTAAGAAAATATTTATAGAAGATGTAACAATCGCTAGAGAGGGCGATGCGGCTTTATACTATGCTATTAATGGAAAAGTAAATAAAGATAAGCCAGTAGGACTTGTTAACGTTGGTTTCAGAACTATGGAACTATCATATTTTGATAAAGGTTTCCAATTTAACGATAGATTATCTAATACTGTTGAATACGGAAATAGTACAATGCTAAAAATAATACAAGATAATTTAATGGCAAGTGGAATTGCAAAAAGTGTAAACGAAATAGATAGTTCGGATGATTATGATCCACTTAAAAAGAAAGCATATAAATTAGGTTCTGAAAAAGTAAATCAAATAGTAGAAGAAAATTGGATAAACAAAGATGAAATGAAGTTATATTTAGCAGGTGGAACTTCTTTAAATCTTGAACCTTCTGATGACTTTGATAGAGTTGATAATTCTCAAATGGCTACTGCAATTGGATTATTTAAGTTTGCAAAATTAAAATTTTAAAGGTGATTAATTATGGCAAAAAAATCAAGTACAGTATATATAGAAGAAAATTTTTGGGATATGATAAGCAAGTTTCAAGCAGAAAGAGATTTATCAAGCAGAAACGATGCAATACAAGTAATATTAAGTGAGTGGAATATCCTAAAACAAATTGACTTTAACAATATACAAGTTAATGTAAATATCGGTGATGTTTCACAAGTCGCTAGACAAATAGAAAATACAGAACAAACAAAAGAAGAAGATGAAGATCAAAGAATTGTAAGAGAAAGTCTTCTTAAAATGGAAGAAGAAATGCCTGATTAAAAAGATAAGCTAAGGTTTCAGATAGCCTTAGCTTTTTTGTTTATTTACTATTAATATAATCATTTAAAATTTTATTAATTAAATTTGTTAAAGACCTACAATCGTTTTTTGCTAATTCTTCTAATTTGGATTTTAATTCCCTATCCATATTTATAAGCACTCCGACTTTACTTTGTTTAACTGCCATAGTATCACTTCCTTTTTTTTATAAAATTTTACTATATATAATAATTATAGTCAAATTATATAACTTTTACTTGATTTTTATATATAAAAGTTATATAATAGATATATAAGGAGGTGACAAAAAATGATAAAAGGTTATAAAGTAAGACTAGAACCTACAGAAGAACAATATATATTAATGTTTAAAAGTGCTGGTTGTGCAAGATATATTTATAATTGGTGTTTATCTTTTCAAAAGGAAAGATATGAGGCAGGTGAAAAATTTGTAAGTGCTATGGGTATGAGTAAATATTTAACTGCTTTAAAAAAAGACGGAGAACATGAATGGTTAAAAGAAGTTGATAGTATTGCACTTATTGGGGCTTATACAGATGCTTGTACTGCATTTAAAAACTTTTTCCAGGGACTTAAAAAGGGTCAAAAAGTTGGTTATCCTAAATTCAAAGCTAAAAAACATACAAAGCCTTCATTTATGCCTAACTATCAAGCTATTAAATTTAATGAAAATCAAGTTAAATTACCAAAAATAGGAATAGTTAAGTTAAGCAGAAAAAACTATATACCGATAGTAAAAAAATATAGTAATCCTAGAGTTACTTTTGATGGACTTAATTGGTATATATCAGTTGGAGTTGAGGAAGAAGATTACATTAGTTCAGAACTTAATGGAACAATAGGAATTGATTTAGGATTAAAAGATACCGCTATTCTTAGTACAGGTAAAAAATATAAAAATATTAATAAAACTGCTCATATAAAAAGAATAGAAAAAAGACTTAAAAAACTACAAAGAGAAAAAAGTCGAAAATACGAAACTAATAAACAAGATGGAAAATTTGTTAAAACTAACAATATAGAAAAGATAAATAAAAAAATCAACAAACTACATAAAAGACTTGCTAATATCAGAAAAAACTATAATCATAACATGACTGCTGAAATAACTAATATGAATCCTTCTAAAATCGTAATAGAAGATTTAAATATAAAAGGTATGATGAAAAACAAACATTTATCAGAATCAATAGGGAAACAAGGTTTATATGAAATAACAAAACAGCTTGAATATAAATGTAAATATAAAGGTATTGAGTTAGTAAAAGCAGATAGATGGTATCCAAGTAGTAAAACTTGTTCTAATTGTGGTCATATTAATAAAGACTTAAAACTAAGTGATAGAACTTATATTTGTCCTGAATGTGGGACTGTAATTGATAGGGATTTAAATGCAGCAATTAATTTAGCAAATTATCAACCCGTAGAATAATCATTTAAAAGATATTTACGGTATGTAGGGAGGTTTAACCCCGATTTAATGCCTTTTGAGGATTGTATAAACTCGAGTAGCTTAGGCAAAAGAGAATTCGTTGAAGAAGGAACCTTGTTAATTGAAATATGTTCTATTATTACAAGATTATTGAGATATGACAGGGATTAAAACTGCCTTTGGAGGATTGCATAAACTGTAACATTGCATATTCCAGTTAAACAAGGATTAAAACACTTGTATGCCCTTTTTATGTAGCACTGCCGGTATAGTAACAGAATATATTCCAGTTAAACAAGGATTAAAACTGCTAGCATTATGGTTAATAAGAACATTGCTAGAAGTGAAAATATAATATAAATATGATATAATGTAAGAGAACTACATTCTACTGGAACTAGAGTGATAGCTTCTTATTTAATGATTATAAACTTATGTTAAAAACCACCCTTATCGCCATTAGAGTGGTTTTTTGCTGTCTAAAATAAAAAAGCTAGAGGAGAGTATCCCCTAGCTTTTAATATTATCGGTCGCTATCGGTCGCCTATCGGTCGCTTATCGGTCGCTTATCGGTCGCGTCCGATAGAATTATTTTTCAAATACTTCTACATATTTTGTTGATGCAGTTATATAATAACCAGCCTTTAATTTATACATGTCTGTTCCAGTTCTTTTTACTTTTTCAACTATAGTATAAGCATCGCCTTTACAAACCACTCCACATACACTATCAGCTTTAAAATCTGGTGTACTATGAACATTAAGTTCATCATGTATTATTCTTAAATACTGTTTATTACTTGGAAGTTTAGTAACTTTACCTTTTCCATTAGTACAATTGACTATATCATCAAGTTCTATTTTTTCCGCCTTTAAATTCGCACAGTCTAGTTTAAATTGTTTCATTTTGGATGGATTTTTAACCATATAAATCGGACAAAGTTTATATGCCTTTCCAACTACATCTGTGTGAGTGATAATATCTTCTTTACAGTCAAGACCTTTATATTGACATAGCCAAGCACATAAGTGGACCATACTTTTATATGTTGCATCTGTATAATGATTATCTTGCCCTGTTGTGGCAACTTCTATACCTATAGCATATCTATTAGCTGAGTTTGTACAATAGCATCTTTCATCAGTTGGAATAAGTTGATAAATAGTTCCGTCAAGATCTATCACAAAATGTGCTGATGCATAAACATATTTTCCGTTAACTATTGTTCCATTTGCAACAACATTATTGAAGTATGAAACAGTTTTATATCCTGGGACATCTGCCTCACCTGTATAGTGAATGGCTATTTTTTTTGTTACTAAAGTTGTTCCAGGTCTACCATATTTGTTTTTCTTTTGCCATTTTTCAACTATTGTTGGTTTTACTATTGACATTATATCATCTCCTATTTATTTTCAATTAAAGCCTTGAAACTTTGGTGCAATCCTACACTAGAAAGTCCACTTAAAAGCCCTCCTAAGAAAATATTCATATCAAATGATTTAGATATTGCTATATTTAATACAACACCTAATACAGCCATTATGAAAGGAATATACTTGTTTGGAATAAAGTCAAAGCTAGTTTTTATAACATATCCTATTCCACAACAACCTAATACAACTCCAATGACTAAATAACTGTTAATAACATTTAAATCTATCATGATGAACCTCCTATCCTTCTAAGTGATCTATTCTATGATGTGCTGACTTTGTTGATTGTTCAACTGCAGACATTCTTTCTACTAAATTATTATGTTTATCAACTCTAGTTGACAAAATATTTATCTCTTCTTTTAAACTTTTTATTTGTTCTTGCATTACTGCAGTAGTTTTACTATTTGCAAAATAAGAACCAGCTAAAGTCCCTATAAATGCTATAATAGCAACAATTATTTCTGTTTGCATATTAATACCTCTCAATTTTCTTAAGTATGTTTTACTCTATCTCTAAGTTCTCCTTTTTTACCATCGTTAAATTGTCGAATCTCACTTAAATAACCTGTGATTCTTCTGATTCTTTCAAATGAAACAGGAACAAGTTTATATTCTAAATCTACATATCCTTTATCATCTATTGTTATATTTAGATATTCAATTTCTCGATTTGGATATTTTTTATGAATATGTTTTATGTAAGCTTCGATTTCTCTTTGTTCAGCATGAACTCCTTCTGGAGTTTTTATATTTATTTTCATCTTTTCAAACTCCTTTTTACAAAATAAAAGGGATTACAAATTAGTAACCCCCTTAGAAAAAATGGTAAGTGCCTCTAAATACTATATACACATATAACTTTTAAAATTAAAATTCGATTAAAATATAAATGTTTTTTTATTAAGTCCACATTGGAATCACCCTCTTTCATAGCCAATAAGCAAAAGAAGGACCCACTCTAAAAGTAAGTCCTTTCCGGAAAAGGTTATTAAACCGATTCCTTTGCTCGTTGGGGTTTCAAATGAGAAATTATTTTATCTACAATTATAGTGTAAATTCCCAATAACAAATTTGCAATCGGAACATATTCCTAACAATCATTAGGGATATAAAAACATTGTATTTCTTTTGTATCTGTAGCTGTAAATATTTTACCATGGCCTTTGCCTCTAAGTTCAGTTAATGCATCATAATCTCCACAAACCACTTTGCTTGCTTCTTTAGTATTAACTTTTAATCCTATTTTAGTATTTATATTAGATTTAAGTAAACCTGGCAAAACTTCAGCATACGGTGTTTGAGTTGTTAATATTACATAAATATTAGCTGCTCTACCTTTAGACAATAATTCACCTAATAACTTATAAATAATTTTATTTTCTTTAGGATCAAAGGTAGCTAGTTCCTCAATGATTAAAAATATTGATTTAAATTTTTTATTATTTTTTCTTATTTCAAGATATCTTTTATTCATTTCATTAATTAATCTGTTTAATATTTCTTCTATACCATTAATACCTTCGCCATAGTATACAGCTTTATCCTTATATTTATATAAATCAATATACTTAGTATCTTGAATGTACAATTCAACATCTTTTCTTTTAATAAGATTATTTATAACAACATTTAAACAAACTGATTTACCACTACCCGTTGCACCTGCAATCAATAAATGACACTCATTAGGTGAGTAATATTTCCAGTAGACTATATTTCCATTATCTAAATCTATTCCTATTGGAACACCTTTTTTATCATTAAACAAATAATCGTTATAATTATTGTTAATTACACCATCTGTAATACTAATTAATGCTAAATTGTTTTTATATTCAATTTTTAAATTATTCTTTGGGACTTTAAGAAAAGTACTTATGTCTAATTTATGTTTTATAAAATCATTTATATTTAAACCTATTGGAATAGTGAAATAATATTTATTTACGCATTGGTTAATCAATAAAGGATATTCTTCGCTTCTATTACATAATTTAATTTCATAAAACAACCTATCCCATTGATCTATTTTGAAAATCATATTATATAAAGAATTAGCAGCATTAAAAATGCCATTTACAAATAATTTAACCAATTATTTCACCAACCTTTTCAATCTTTACATTATCATAGATAACTTTCATATCTATTAATTTTTTATTCAAACCTTGATTGTTAATAACGTAAAGCAAAGGCATGACCTCCCAATTTGTATTATTAATTATAACTTCTTTGAAATTGTAATACTTACTAATACAATCATGTGGGCTTAATTGTACTTCTAATAATATTTTTTTTGTTCTGTTATTCTTTTTTACATTTATATAACCATCAGAAATTATATTGCCTAAAGAAAAATTTTTCTTAAATTCTATAATTTCATAATTGTTTTTAATTAATTTTACAAGAAAATCAGTTATATAAAGATCATGTTCCACTAATTTCTTACTTGGCTTTTTGTCTAAATAATAAACATAAACACTTCTAGTATTTTCTACTTTAAACATTTTTCTATTTACATAACCATCATCAGCTAATCTTTTCAATCTTCTCAAAGGTACATTTTGATGCTTATTTTCAAACAATAATTCTTGCACTTGTTTTCTAGTACATATTCTACTTAATGTTAAAAATTCTAAAATCTCCATATCTCTATTTGTCATAATATCACCTCTTACATATATGATATGTATAAGGTATTAAATATGTGATAACCTTTTAAAAAATATATGATTTATCGTGTGATAACTAATGTAAAGTAGGTTTTTTCTAGTTCACACCTTAAAATAAGTATTTCACTAGTTTTGGGGTTGTCCAACTGCAAGGTTTAAATAAAGAAAAAATACAAGATAATATATTTTTATATAATACACCGGACCAATCTAAATTAGTTTTTATTTATTTTTTCAAATAAAAAGAGCAGCTAAATTAATAACTGCTCTATGATCTTACTTGGTATTTACTTGGTATTTACTTGGTAAAATACTTAGTAAATTAGTACACAATATTTTATCTATACTTATTTAAATAAGAAAGTCTATCTTTTATATCTTTATGTATAATTTTTTGCTTTTCGACAAACCTTTTTCTGCTAATTTCCATTTGTTCCTTAGATACAAATCTTTCATACTTACTAATTTCTTCATAATTATACTTAAACTCTGCTTCAACTTCACTTCTATCTAATAAGTAGGAAACATCATCCCAAAATAATTTTTCAGCATCTGCAGTAGTAAACTTTTGATTTTTTATTTGTCCTAATCTTTTTTTACCTTCAATATCTAGCATTTGAATAGTCACTGTTTTACTAAATGTATAAGGTATAAGATATTGAACATTTTTTATTTTATATCCTGTTCCACTTTTTAATGCTTCTATTTTCTTTTCAAGCTGTTCTAATAAGTTTGGATATCTTTTATAAAAATCTGTTTTTTCTTTTTTCAACCTTTCTAAACGTTGCAGTGCTTCCTGTCTTTTCTTTTCCATTATTAACTCCTGAACATAATAAAAGGACCTATAAAAGGCCCTCTTTTTTAATTTTAGGTGCGCAATATTTTTAAATTACGAATTTATATCATATGATTATTAATCATGTGCATTTTCCACTTATAATCCTTTTCCCAATCACTTCTAGCAACTTCATTCATAGTAACATTACTAAAAATACTATTTGCTACAATAGCCTCGCCTATTTCTTGTCTAGTAAAATGCGTATTTTTATGAATATTATTAAACATCAAAATACTTTCAGTTGTTGTTTTTACACCACAACCATTAAATTCATTATCATGTAATACTTCGTATAATCCCGAAGGCATTATAAATCCGTAATAGTTATCGTCAAAAGTACAGTTACTAACTATACAACAGTTTGCACCTTCTCTACCATCTTCAAAATCTACATGACAACCTAATCCATCTCTTCCATAATTACGTTCAAATTTACAATTTTTAACTAAGAATCTCTGTCCACCACAACAAGCAAATCCACTAGCATAATTATCGTGTATATAACAATTCTCAATATAACAATCAACACTTGTTGGAAGATGTGTTATCATCATTATTCCACCACCTAAATAATTTAATCCACCACTAGGGGGTAGACGTTTTTGATAAAACACAAGTCTACAATGAGTAGCATCTTTAGGGAATTCATATATACCATATAAATATTCATATTTATGACAACCAAGATACTCATATGTATCAGTAGCCTCATCATGTTTATAAAAGAATATATCATAAAATCTAGCTCCCATATAATCATAACCTAAATATCCAGCCCATATACCAACAGAATAACTATTGTCATTAGTATATTTATTTATAACTCGTTTATGTAACTGACAAATATTAGCCTTTTTAATTCTAACCCTATCTGTATAAGTTGTAGTATCATCTTCACCAGTTTCATAATTTATTGCTCCCCATTCAATATGACTTCCCTGTATAATAGGTGACCATGATTGTTGCCCATGAACACTTCCTATATTAAATCCAGTACACCAACCAATGTCACAATTAACTATACCACATCTTTTACAAGTAGCAAAATTCACATAACGTATTTGCCAACCACCATCACTATCATTATATTGTTCGGGGAATAATTGTCTTTCACCTACTATAGTTAAATTTCGTATTTCGGAGTCTTCAAGAACCGTTTGATATTGTCCAATAGAAGATTCTGGGTTATCTTTGGTTGTAAAATTAAACAAATTATATCCACGCGTAACTTTTATTCCATCTTTATAAACTGAATCCAATGATAAATATTCAGAGAATTGCATTTCGATACGAGAATTATTAAAATCATAAACCGTATTACTGTTAGGAATTATACTACTTTCTGCTTGATAACTATTAACACTACCATCTTCATTATATGTAGTACCTAGAGGCATTTTTAATTTAAAAACAGAACCTTTAGGAAAAACAACTTTATCATAACCAGCACTATCCTCTTCTATAATTTGTTTCATTAATCTATAATTACCTTCATAATCAGTAGCACTAAAAGAATAATCAGAAGGATTGATAGTTTTTATATTTGTAAAAATACGTTCTTTTTTAGGTTTTATAGTAAGAGGCATTTGGTAACTATATGTCTTATCATGATTATAAGCAGTTATAGTGCAAGAACCTTCCTTTAACGCCTCTACAAGCCCATATCTAACTCTAGCAACTTCTATATTAGATGATTCATAATAAACAATATTTTCTTCATCAAAACGAGGTGGAAGTGTTGTTCCAATCAATAAATATTCTTGCCCTACAGTTAATTCACTAATAGGATTAGATATAACTACACCTTCTTCTGCTTTGGTAACAGTTAAATCCTTTATATAACTTGGGGCTATAGTTACCCTAGTATCAAAATTATAATCATAAGTTTTTCCACCTGTGAGAGGTTTAGAAATAGTTGTAGTAAAAGAAGATTGACCTTCTGATTTGGCAATTACCTCATTTTTATTTTTTATAAGTTTATCATCCTTTAATGTTATAGATTTAGTACACATCGGTTCTAATGCAGTAGGAAGAACAGTAGCTGTAGATAATATAGTATCGCCAACGTTTACAGTCATGTTGTCTATTGTATTTGTAACCTCACTAGGAACTAAATTTTCCAATATCCCATTTTTAATAGTATTTATATCATCTAAACTAAGTATTCCGTTATATACTTGATATGCAACAAAAGTAGTGTTTGATTCTTTAGATACATTTTTATAAGAACTAATTTTGCTAGTTAAATCCTTACCATAATCAAACCAACCAGTACTTCCTATGCTTGTATAATTAGTATCATCAATCATATAAGTAATTCCTACAGGTGCATCAGAAGGATTAAACATAAATACATTAAAATGTAAATCGGCACTTGTAGTCTTTTCATTAAATGAAGTATAAAAATATGAGTCTACAGCTTCATACCCTTTTGTAGAAGGTTTTTTTGTATAACCAAATAAATATGATGAATTATTCATTTTAATAGAATTAATACCTAACAAATTAAGATAAGAGTTTAACTTCTTATCTACAAAAGGATACCCCATACTAACATAAATAGCAGTTATACCTTTAGACTCATTAAGATATGGTTTTAAATTAGGGACATCAATAGTTACATATTGTAATCCATTAGCTGTAGCTTTACTAACATTATCGTCACCTTCATTGGAAATTGGTGTAACTGCACAGGAAATATTATTAACACTTGATTTCAATGTTGTAGGAACACTATTTAATCCATAAGCGTGTATATCAAGTACTTTATCACTTAAAGTACAATTTGAGGGATGGATGTAATTATCTGTATTAATTATAGTACATTTAGCTGTATAATCAGCAACCCCTTTGCTACTTAATACTAATTCACCACGTCTATTTAAATAATCATTATTTTTTCTTATAGGTGAAATACTAACTTTTTGAGCCACTGAATAATTATCGGGAGTAAAAGTAAGAGTGTTAGGAGATATTGTAATATATTCGGGAGTATTATTTGTTATAGTAATTGTTTGGTTTAAGTTAGGAGCTGTTGCTAAGCTAACCTGTAAATCGGGGTCAAGTTTTCCTTTAATTTCATTTATTTTAAAAGTATAGTTAGGAGTTGCCTTTATATTTCCATAAACAGGGTTAGCTGGTTCTTCAACACAATTCACAGTTATAACAACATCCCCTGTAACAGAATTTATAGTAATAATGTTACCTTTTAAAACAGTACTGGTTACATCTGTTCCACCCATAGTAATAACGACAGAACCTATAATAAAACCTTTGTTTACCGAAATATTACAAGTATATTTATTTCCATAATCAATAGAAGTATTAGTATTATCTAAAGTGCAGTGAGTTAAATTACTTGTTACGGAATAAGCTAATAAAGTGGCAATATATTCTCCTTTATCATTTTTAGATAACTTATATTTTTTATTATTTATGGTAACTATAATACCACTCGCATCGAAAACTGTCTGTATATTTTTTATATTAGTTGCCATAGTTTGATAAGTAGCGTCAGCACTTGTTGTTACACCTTTGCCAGTAATAGCATTTGCTATAAGAGTTTTACCATTACTGGCAGATTGAAAAACCTCATTTATTGCACCTTTTAAATCTTTAGCAGTTGTATTTAATTCTGCAGTACCTAAGTCATTTTTAATATTGCTTATATCAGATTTTATGGAAGTGTCATCATAAGGTTTACCAGTTCCACCTGTAGGTAATATAGTTCCTGTATCTAATTTTGTTCCATCACTTTTTGCTAAATATATTTTATTTCCTTCTACGATTGTTTTTTTCGCCGTACTGTTTAAGTGTATATTAATTTCATTAATTCCACCTATAATACGTTTATCCGTAGTATCTAAAGCATTATAGTTAGTTTCTGAAACACCTTTTTTTATTAAGTTAGATACATCGGTAGCACTCATGTTGTTAGGCAAATCTACAGATGCTATTTGAGTTCCATTATTCAATAATATTAACGTATTACCATTTATTTGCATAGTTACTTTAGATAAATCAGTATCATTATTAACTTTAACACCAGTTCCTATAAGTGTTCCATCTTGTTTTTTAATATATAATAGTCCATCTTTTCCTAGTGCAAGAGATAAGTTCGCAATATCTTTATATTGCGTATTAAGTGTTTCTATATCTTCACGCGCTTTACTATCTTTAAAATATGCTATTTTGCCTGTATCTTCATCTTGAACTTTTGATATATATTCAGTCATTTAAATCCACCTCCTGTTTATATGGTCGCAGTTTCAGTAGTTGTATTTAATTTTATACTACTGAAAGTCATAGTTTCTGTAGCTGTATTTAATTTAACTGAACTTTGCTGAATTGGTTCTTCTGTTAAATCTTTCATACAACTTGCCTTTACTCTATATTGAAAAATATCACTTGTGGCTTTTTTATTCACTCCATTTTCTGTAAATGTATCTAATAATTCACCTATACAATCACCTGATTGATTTGTAAATTTAGAAGGCAAATCAAATCTAAATATAGCTACATCATCATCTTCTCCAGTTTGCAAGACTCCTACTTTATCTACTTTTTCATTTTTTTTAGGTTTTTTGACTGTTAAGGTAAGATTATGATTAGTAGCTTCTGAAACCCTTAAAAAAGAAAGTAAGCCTTCTGAATTTGTAGCTTGCAATTTAATAAATAAAGTTGATATATTTTCATCTGAATTATAAAAACAAATATACCCATTTTCGTTTGTTACTTTAGAATTTTCTAAATTGTAATTTAACGTAAAATCTCTTAAAATTTCATTCATATAATACCTCCTAATCTGTATAAGTTACTGTAGCCTTCATAACTCCTGTGCATTTCATATAATGATCTTTATCGAAATTATGTTTAAGTCCAAATCCCTTCATTGTTCCACTTTTTATTGCATTCAGCACTGCACTGTCTGTTATTGTAACTGTTGTTGTTTCATTCATTGTAAGATTAGCAGTTTTGCTCCAACTTAAATAAGTAGGCTCACCACTTGGCCTACTTGAATGATTATGCATAACTATTTTAGCTTCATTATTAGAAGAACTACCTCCACTTGTACGTTCTATTTTTAGAACAACTTTTGTTATAGTCTTGCCTTGCAATTTACTGAAATCACTACCAAAGAACCAACAGCCAACACTATTAGAGGTCCATTTTCCTTGTATAACTAGGTTATCTTGTGCCCAGTCACTCCAAGTATAACGATATGTATCTCCATAGTCAGAAGTGAATGTAACTGACTTGCTTGTTGTAGTTCCTGTATTAGTATTAGTTCCAGTTTCAGTCGTAATGCTATCTACGGTAACTTTGTTACTATCTTGTATTATTTGTGATGAATTATCGTGAACTAGTTGCCCGCTAGGAATAGAACCATCTTGAATGCATATTGTAGCACCATATATAGCTCTAGCAGCATAATTATTTGTTTTCCCATAATTCTTGTACATAATAACTTTGCTGCCTCTAGCTTGCACTCCGTTTTGACTGCCTATTACTTTGCAGTTTTGCATTAACAATGTTGTCCCATGTTCAGCGCCTATAGCATAATAAGAGTTTGATGTTGTTTGACCATATACATTTATACTTCTAAGAGTTACAAAATTGCAATTTGAAAAATACATTCCATAGTAATATGTATTGCTACCTACCATACTAGAAGGCATTACTGCAGGTCTTTCGCTATCTACACCATCTGGAATGCCTGTAACAGTAGTAGCGCCGTATATAAATAATTTGGCAGTACAATTATATCCAGCTATATATCCGTTATAATTTTTCATATTCATGTATAGATGTATATCACCATTAGAAAATCCCTTTAGATTAAGATTCTCATTGCATTCCTTATCAAGAGTTATATAGATGCTATTACCATTCAAATTTTTAGGTAAAGCATCTAAAAAACCTTGTACAGTATAGAATTTTGCACTACTAATAATAGCAGAAGTATCATCACCATCTGTTGCTATAGTTACAGATATATCATTTACAAGCGAATTAATAATATCTTTACTAACAATTTTTCTAACAATAAGAGTATCTGCGGTCATATTACCTTGTGCATTAACTGCTCCGTTGAAATTACCATTGTTAGCGGTCATGTTTCCTTCTGAATCTATAGAAAATCCGCCATTGATAGTTGTATAGCCTTCTAATAATATATTTTTAGCTTTTAAGATGATATCTGAGGTTGAAATCAATTCTATGAACTCAGGTGCAATAGTTATACTACTTTCTTCATCATCAGAATCAAGTCCTTTTGCTATTAAACTAAGTTTCTGAACAAGTAAAGTCAACAATGGTATACTTTGCATATCGATTAATATTCTTCCATCTTCACCGAGATAAAAAGTATTCTTTTCACCATTATTAGTAAGTATATTCATAACACTATTTAAGTCAGCATCTAGTTTTTTATATCCTACTTCTTCTAATTGGCCTTTTAAATCAGTTTCCTTTTCATCTTCCAATAATTTCTTTACTTGATTATAATTTTCTGAATAAGTGGCATGAGCTTTTTCTAGATCATACTTATCATCTTGTGTTATTTCTCTATTTGTTATTACTTTTTCAAGTAAAGAAACAAGTTCATCATAACTAGAGGAGAAATTATCATGCTCTCTAGTTATAGTCTCTATATTGCTCATAATAATCCCTCCTCATTATAATTTCTTAGGTCTAGCTACAAATAATATCTTATCTGATTTATTTGCTGTAATTTCTATTATTCTAACTCCATTTGTAACCGTAGTAGATTCGATTATATTCACCGAACCGCCATCGTCTGTCGGCCCAACAACGATAGCTACATGGGAACAATTCATATAACGACCATTTTCACCATTATCTCTATCGTAAAAAACCATATCGCCAGCTTGTAAATTAGAGTAATTTATTATATCTATATCATGTAATACCCAGCCTTTCTTTACACAATATTCAGCCTGTTGTGCAGCATTTCTCGGCAACATAAATGCCCAGCTAGTCTTTGAATTTTTAACAAGTTTTTTTAGATTATGATTCGCATAAGGACTTTTGTCATATGTTATATCTGCATAAGCAAATATAGAAAGTGAACTACAGTCGATATTTGCCTTTTTAGCAGTTGAATCGTACCATTTGTCAATGTTTCCAGCCATATCATTTGGGAAACTAGTGGGCTCAGACTTGATTGCATACGAATTATCTCCGTATCTTAATTCAGTTCTATTTAGATATGTTTTTGCAGTTTTTACAACTTTTTCACCGCCTACAAATTTGTATGTTTCTGCATATCCTTCACCCTTATCAACAGATACAGTTCCGTAATACTTGTAATCTATAGAGGTGTTTACATTAGCCATTACTGTTATTTTATATCCCATATTAGGTTTTGGCACTAGTTGTCCAGCTACACAATCCACTCCTTCTAAATAACAAATTTTAGATTGTGAATAACTAATTTGTTCCGCAGTAGTAAACACTATTCTAGCATAAAAACTATTATCCACTTTATTTTTTAATCTAAAAGCTAAAGATTTTATAGTTTTTTTAGGCCAAGTGTAAGTTTTTGTGCTTTCTAATAATATATCTACTGTCTCACCTTCTCTTTTTGATGCATTGCTATCGTCATCATCACCGCCAGTACCTCCTCCACTACTATCATCTTTCTTTTTATATCCAATAGGAGTAGCTAGTAATTTTTCTTTTATTGCATCATAAAAAACACCAATGCTATCGTCATCTTTAAATGTATAACCATCACTGGTGTAATCAGGATTTAATAAATTCGTATAAGTTTCTAATTTGCTAGATATATCTAATAAAAATACATCTTCTTCATTTTCACAAAATGTTTGTAATTCAGTGTTAAAAGAATCAATATCATTATTTACATTTTCATAATCTGTATAAGCAGTTGAAACATGTAATTCTTTTAAAATAAATACAGGTGTATTTCTATATTTATTTTTTAATATATTTGTAAGAGTTTTAATTCCCGTTATACCTTTTTCTGTTAAGTTATTTATTCCAAAATGTATTAAAACGTACGGAGTTGAACTAGGATAAACTTTTTCATCATTTTCATAAAAGCCTTCGATTTTACTTAATAAATTGTTATTATCATCATAAAAATCATATGCATTTGCCTTTCTAACAGCTTTTATATATACCTCGTTCATATCTGTCTTGTCAATAACAGGAGTTTTATCTACATTGTTGTTATCAGCTTCAACAAGGTCGTAAGGTCGTAAACAGAATCCATATGTATATATGTCAGAATATACAGCCATATATCTAATTGCATTAGGCCAATAATCCCATTTTCTAGCATGTGCTACCATATGTGTTCCATCAACTTTACCACAATAAATTAATGTATGATGTGTTTTATTTTGTTGTTTATAATAAGATGCTCCAGGATTTTTAACTTCGTTATTTGCCATCATGATAATATCACCAGGCAACATTGTTTCAATGCTTGTTTTTGTTATTTTAAACATTGTGTAACCGCTTTTAGCAGTAGCATAAGTAACCAAAGAGCCATAAGCACAAAATGAATCACTATGAAATATACTTTTTAATCCAGCTTCCCCATAGCAACAAGTAACCATAGAACTGCAGTCATAACATATTGGATTCTTAATGCCATAGAATGTCCCACTTCTTTTGTTTGGCTTTTTAAAATTCCATGTTCTATATGCTTGGTCATAAGTAGCTAATTTATCTGTATGTTGTTGTACTATAGCTTTTGCAGTATCAACTATTATTTGTCTTATATCACTTGCACTTGCTTTACCTTTTGCTTTTGGAGTAGATACGCCAACTCCATAACCTAATTTATTTCCTTGTGCATCCAAATAATAAGGTAATTGGCCATTTACAACTTTATACCAACATAAATACAACTCTACATTATTTGGGGTTCCTAATCCTTTTTGGTCTTTTAGCTTCTGCCTGTAAGCTGCAAAATCAAATTTACCGCTATCTAATTCCTCATAAACTTTCAATTTCGTTTCATTAGACTGAGAACTCAAATAGTAAGAATCAACAAATTTGTATCCATACTTATCACATACATATTTCGATACTATCCAGTTAAGTGAACCTTGTCCCATATTGTTAGCTACTAATCCAGCAAATATATTTCCATGAGCATAATCTATAGCTTGTCTTAGTTCCCAACAGCCGAATCTTATTTGATTTAAGATGTTTTTATCGACTGTTATTCCATTAACTGTTGTATTTCCTCCCTTGCCAGGTGTCATATTCGCATAAGAAGGAAGAAATTTATAAGTACTGCCATCTAAATATTTTATAGTAAATGTTTTATTTCCCCATTCCTTGAAATATGTCGAACGTTCGCATTGCATTAACCCATAACCACCATTACTACCTGTAGTGCTATAAGGGTCACCTCTAGATTCACCCATAATCACCGCATATACTAGATTTGGGTCTAATCCAAATTTCTTACAATAGTGTTCAACAATAAGATATAATTTATACTTATTTCCTGTAGATGATAAATTATTAAGATTCGCTTTATTTTGATATTTACCTATGTCATATTTCTCATATAATGCTAATGCTTCTGCATATATATCATTAGTTTTATCAGTAGTAGATACTGTCTTAGAAGTCTTTACTTGATAAAATCTGTCATCTCCAAGCCATACACCATTTTTATAAGAAGTTAAATAAATAGGGTCACCATCTTCACCTTCATCGGGAGGGTCTGGTTTTGGATTTATAATACTACTAATTTCATCGAATATTTTATCTATCTCTTCTTTTTCTAGACCCATTTTTTCAAGATATTCTCTTATTTTAGAAATGTCTTCATCTGTTAAAGAACCTACTCCTATATTACCTAAAAATTCCAGAACATCTTTTAGTAGATCATCTTTATTTAGACTTTTTATTTTACTTTTTACTTCTTTATAATTTGCTAATGTACATTTACTTTTATTTTCCCAATCTGTAAAAGATAGTTCTAACTCTGTTACCCTAGCTTGTAAACGTAAAGAAGGTATATAATCATCGTCTATTACATATACAGTATCACCTATATCAACATCATCAGAAAGTAATAATATACTTGTTTCATAATCAAGTTGAGGTTCTTTTCTTCGTTGAAGTTCTTTCCATGTTTCATTAAGTAAGTCAGATGCATTACTAGCATCACATTCATACACTCCTGTTATATAACTTCCATCATCATTATGAAAATATATGTGCGCATCTTCATCTGCTATAAAATCTTGATTTAAAGGTTTATCAGTAGGGTTTCCATTAGCTTTTAACCATTCTACATTTTTAAAATTAATTCCATTTTGACCATATCCAACTAATGCACTACAAAACTCTGTTAAATCTTCATTTTTCTTAACATCATCTAAATTTCTTGAATATTCAAATCTTGCATTTGTGATTTGTCCTCGTTGCTTATATACGTTTATATACTGTTTATAAACTTTGTTATTTTTTATATCTACAGTAAATTCAATTTCAATGTCATAAGTTTCTAAATTATCTTGGATTACTGTATAAATTGGAGTCGGTTTTTCAACCTTAACACTTTTAAAAGTCGTAATAGAAGGGTCTACATAACCTAATTCAAATGTAGAATCCTGTAAAAGTAAATGAAAGAATGTAGTAACATCGCCCTGTAATGTACTTTCTCTTACAATTTTATTTAAAAGTTCTAATCCTGCTGTTTCGCAATAGCATTTTTTTATAACTGCACCATTCGTATGTTGACTAGATGTATTCATTATTTGAAATAATTTATATTTATTTCTATATGAAAAAACAATAAAATTTCCCTTTTGTACACCTGTTGTTCTTTCATTTGCTATTGTAGAAAATTCAAAACTTTCAGCTCCGGTATTTAAATACAGTTTAAAAGCATCATCAAAAAAAGGACTGCTTGGATTAGTCCCGTTATTTGATAATACATCTATTATTTTTTTTCTTCTGTTTAAAATGTATATCTCAGTTACTAATTCTTGCAACTAATCCAACCACCTTTCATTATAAATAATCGAACTTGTAATATTGGCATCGCTAGATATTCTTAAATCAAAATCACCAGGAGGTATTTCGAAGAACTTACTTCCTATATCAACATGTTCCATATTTTTTACATTATTTATATAAACTTCATTATTAGCAAAATCAACTTTCAATTCGTCACCTTCTTTGAAAATTATTATATCTTGCTCTTCATCTTGATTAACTTCATTTAATTTAGTTATTACTAATCTATTAAATGTCATTGTATCAACAACATCTTTATCAGCATATTTTCCAAAGTAAACAACTATATGATTTAAATCACCAACAGGAAATTTATCACTTTTTATAACTTCGCTTGGTAAAGTTTTTTCAATTTCGCCTTCAGAATTATATTTTATTACCTCTGCATACCATTCATTTTTTTCTCTTCTTATAGTAAAGTGACCTTTAAATTCATTCCAGTTACCATATTTACCACTTCTTAATGTTTTTGTACTCACAGTTAAACTGTCATCTGAAACATTTGTAACCGTTGTCGTTTTAGCTTCAGGTACACTAAAATCTTTATCTTTTAAAAACTCTGTATTTCCAACTTGGACAAGTGGATATGTAGCTTCATACCATTCATTTTCATCACATAACATAACCTTAAATAACTTGTTACCAGCTTGATCTAATCCGTAGCATTCGAGTAGACCGATTTTATCTTCTGCAGCATCAACTTCTTGGTCTGTATCAATTTGAACTTTATCACCTTCAATAATATAGTCTGTATAAACATAACCAGTTTTTCCTTTATATGTTGCTTTAGTCCATTTTCCTTTGCTAGCTGTAATTTTAGGATATACAATAATAGCAGTACCTTTAGGTATTGTTGCTAGAAGTTTAGATTTTTTACTTCCAGATACTCTTAGAGAGGCTGCTTGTTTTGTATAATATGTTGCAGTTGTAGTTGTTATTTTACTTAAACCAGTTGATATTTTAACCCAGCCAGTTTTGTTGTTATATGTAGTTTTTATCCAACCATTAGTGACTTCCTGTTCGTTTACCTTTAAAGGTGTTAAATATACACCTTTCTTAATGCTTAATAAAGTTTTACTTTTAGACAATCTTTTTTCTTTTAATTTTACTGTTGTAGCAGTTACTTTATATTTAGTTGTTTTTGTTTTATCTGTAGAGCCAATTTCATTATATTTCAACTTACCTTTACTATCATGATAAAAATACATACTACATTCAAAATCAGTAACATTAGAAGGTAAATTATATCTAAGTGCAGGCCCATGCCAGTTATCTCCGCTACCATAATCAGATGCTTGTATGCACCAGCTAGTGCCACCGTCATTCGGTTGAATAGTACCAGTTATAGTTCTCTTTGCATCAACTTCACCTGTTACTGAAACAAAATTTTCAGTAGTTTCACAAGGCTCATAAACAATAGTTGTACTTTCTTCTTGTTTCGGCTTAGTAAGTGAAGGATATTGACCAATTAGTATTGATTTTCCATTTTGACCATCAATTTGACAGTATGTAGCATTTCCTTCAAAATCCACATTTATAATTGCTGGAGTACTTGTGTTTCCCTCGTTAGAAACTGATAAAGTTTTTTCACCATTAAAAATTTTGGCTTCAGGATTATGTGAAAAAGGTGTAGGACATATAAAAGACATTTTTATTCTTCGCATACCTTTTGTGATTTTCTCTTTCGAAAATTTACCATCAGGGATAGCTAAATAAACTCTTCCATTATCATCTATAATTAGTTCTTTTTCTTCTGAAACATTAAATACAGATGATATTGTATCGATAATACTTTTACAATCTTCTTCTGTATCAGCTTTTATATCAAAAGTAACAGTTATTTCTTTATAGTCATATTTGAAATCTTGATAATATCTACCAGATCGTGATGGAGGGTCTATAAAATCATTTTTTCTTTCTGACATAAGTGTTGTATCTATAGAAATTACATCTACAAACATTTCTAAATCGATGCCATCAAATTTAAACACTTGTTATCCCCTCCAATCTATTTTTTCTTTTTTCAATCTTTTTATTTTTTTGTTGAACAGGTTGAGCTATTATATCAACAACTTTTGTTTTATCCATACTAGCATCAACATGAATAGGTCTATCTTTTATATCTCCTATAGTTTCTTTCAATGTTTCTCCTAGTGAATTAGCAATTTCTTTTACAGTGTTATTACTTACACTATTTACAATTTTAAGATTACTATTACTACTGGCTTCTAATGAAAATTTAGTCGTTTCAGATTGAACAGCAATTTTCATTGCATTTTGCATTTCTGAAGTTATATCCCTAGCTACAGCATATACTTGTTCAGCTTTATTTTTCATACCAACAATTAAACCTTCGTCCATATATTCTCCATAATCAGTAGTAACTTTTGAAGGTGAATTTATTTTAGCAGTCTTTTTCATTTCTGCGTTAACTTGATTAACAAGACTTCTTGCCGCACTAACTGCTCTTGCTGTACCGCTTTGAATACCTTGAGTAACACCGTTAGCCATTTGTTGACCGATTTCTCTTGATTGAGTTCTAGCAACATTTTTCATACTTATCATTTGTCTTGTAAAGTTATTTCTTGCTTCTCTTGATTGAGTAGTTATAACTCTTTTCATTGATATCATCTGAGATGTAACAGCATTTCTAGCAAGTGTTATTTGTGTTTTAGATACATTTCTAATTGATATCATTTGAGATGTAAGTTTATTCCTAGCCTCTGAAAGTTGAGTCGATATAACATTCTTCATACTTATCATTTGTGATGTAACAACATTTCTAGCATTTGTAATTTGATTACGTATTATATTACTAATAGATAGAAATTGGTTTCTTACTATATTAGACACATTTAAGCATTGATTTCTAGCTATGTTTGATATACTTACAAATTGATTTCTTGCTATATTTGCACATCCAACTAAACTCGTTCTTAAATTATTTTGTAATGATGTAAATGCTTGAGAAATCGAATTTGAAACACTTTGTGCTGTTGTCTGTAAAGCTGTTAATTGTGTTTGTAATGCTTTTATTTCGTTAGCATCCATACTAGAAAGTTTAGTATTTATTTTATTACTATTGGAATCTTTATTAGTGTTAAGAGGTTTTTCATCACCAGTCTTTTCATCTGCATAAGATTCACCAGTAAACCATCCCACTATACTTTTTATTAATCCAGTTCCACCTTTGCTAAAATCAGGTTTAGAATTAGTAAGCCAACTTGTTACTGCTTGCCAAAGTTCAGATGCTCTACCAGTAAATCTATCAGTTAAATTTTCAATAAAACTATCAATAAAAATATCTGCAAAACTACCAGTTAAGGATTTTATTTGTTCGCTTCCTTCTATCCATGTATTCATTACTGATGCAACTGCTTCTAAAGCATCATGTATATTGTCTGAATTGTTTTTTATTCCATCTCTTAAAGCATCTAAAATAACTTTACCAGCTTCTTCTATCTCTGGAGCAACATCTTTTACAAATTCTGAAATTTGTTTAATAGCACTTGAAATACCTTCTCTTATATCTCCTTTGCTTTTTATAATTCCTTGACAAATTTGATGTATAATTTCTTTACCTATAGCTAATACTCTACTTAATCCGCCTTGAGTTATAAAAGTATTAATTCCACTAAAAGCTTGTTGAATTGCTCCTGATATATCTGCATTTCTTATATATCCAAGCATATTGTCTAATGCTTTTTTAAAATTATCGAATGTATATAAAACTTGGCCATCCTCTGTAGTACCTTCTTTATTTCCGCTTCTCCAAACACTGAAAAACTCAGCTAATTTTTCAGAAGTAGATTGAATAGCAGGTTTTAAAAATTCAAATCCTTGTATAGCAACATCTTGTAAAGCAGATGATAAAATTAATAATTTATTTTTAGTTGTTTCATCCATAGCTTGTGCCATTTTTTCAGATAATCCAGTTACTAAATTTAAATTATCACAATATAATTTGAATTGTTCATCAGATAAACCACATATTTCATTTATCTCATCTAAGGAATCAGATAAACCTAAATTTGTTAAAATTTGTTCTCTAGTTGATTTATCCATATCTCCAAATTTTTCTCTTAATTGAGTTAAATTTGCAATTAAATCTATTTGGCCAGTAGAAGCACTTTTAGCAGACAGGCCATACTCTTTTAACACTTGATTAGCTTCCTTAAGTGACATATCTGGATTTAACTTATCTATTATTTCTTGTTTAGAAACAACATCTTTTAAACCTTTAGCATTGTCTACTATTCCTTTTGTATTCTCATTGATCATGTCACAAGTAGCACTATAGTCAAAAGCGTCATCATTAATTTCTTTATAAGTTAGTCCCAGTTCTTTAAATTGCTTTTTCTGAGCAGTTGTGGGATTTCTCATTGCATCTAATACACCAAACAAGTCTTCAACATTTTTTGATGTTACTTTTGCATCAGACCCTAATACTTGTAAAGCTAAAGCCATATCTTGAGTTGTCATATTGAATGCAGCACCTAAGTATTCTGTTTGACTTAAAACTTCTTTTAAGTTGTTTATTCTTTTACTACATTCTTTTCCAGTAACTCCTGCTTCTCCTAAATTTTGATTCCAATAAGAAACTGTCTGAGTAGAGTTTTGTACGCTATCAGTTAAACTATCATATGCATCATCCGTAGCATTGACAATTGATAGTAAACCTGTCATACCTGTTTTACCAGCTAAATCTTTACATGCAGCTGCTTGTTCAACTAAAGGTAATGATTTTAAACTACTTCTTAAATTTCTTAATGTTTTATCTAAATCAACTGAACCATCTTTCGCAGTAACAAGTCCTATTCCGTATTTATCCATAGCTTTTGCTACGGTTTCAGTAGGTGCACTTAAATTTGCCAACAATGTTCTCATTGCAGTCCCTGCACGACTTCCTTTTATTGATGAATTCGCCATTAGACCGATAGCAACTGATAAATCATCCATAGAAACGCCCAATGTCCCAGCTACTGAACCGGCGTACTTCATTGTTTCCAATTTTTGTGATTAACCATAGGCTCTTTATCCTATGCTCTATATGTTTCCATATAGTTTAGACTATATCTTTCATTATTCAATCTTGAATAAATCACTCCTGTTCGTGGATATTTCACCATGCAAAACTGTTTAGGTTACTTTATCTAGTCGTTACACCTTACTTACATTTCTGTAAAGTCTTGGCTCGGTATTAACATATTGAATATTAATAATCAATACTCAACTTAGCCTTCACCGAATTAAAGAGTTTTTACATGGGCAAAACGTCTACCCATTAATTCAACAGTTGTATTACTACGAGTAATAGTTGCTGCCATATAATCTACGAAATTTGATGCTTGAGATGCAGACATGTTCATTGCAGTTAAACCATCCATTATCTTATATCTAGGCTCTTTATCCTAGAACTCTTATTTTCATAAGAGGATGGGACTATATCATCACCTTCAACTTTACTTGTTAAGGTGTTCGGCGCTCGTGGGAGAAATTATTATTCGCCTATTCATTCTCCTAGTCTCTGAACCTTCCATGTACTTTTATGGCTTTCCATGGCTTGGTTGCTGATTAGCATATTAATTATTAATTTGTAGTATCAATATTAACTTAGCCTTCCAGCAATTCACCGAATGTTTTTTGAATAGTATTTCTACTAAACCGACCAATTTTTTAGTCACGATATCACTGGCAGTGCCGAGTTCAGTGGCACCGATGGTAGTTAAATTTAAAACATCTTGTATTGACGCAAGAGACTCTTGTAATGAAAATCCTGCCATACCCATATAGCTAAAAGCTTCACTCACCTGTACACTGGTGTACCTAGTGGTAGCTCCGTATTGTCTTGTTGTTTCTGTTAAGACTTCAATATCTTTTCCAGTAACACCCATAATTGCTGACACACGAGCCATTGAACTTTCAAATTCAATAGCATCTGCCATTAAGGAACTGAAATCAAAATTAAAATCTGTAACTTGACTAAAACAATCTAAGATAGTACTTGTTGCATTTTGAACAATATCAACAATTGGTTGTAATTTTTCAGATATATTCTGCAAGTTTTCAAAGAAATTTTGTTTACTAGCATCATATAACTTTGAAAAAGCAGTTACCATTGTAGTTACTGCTGCAACAACTCCTGCTGCAACTGGGCCAACAATTCCACTTAATGCTTTAAAAGTATTTGAAAAAGTTCCAACAAGAGAACTCATCTCTCCGAACACTTTTCCAACTCCACCTAAATCAGCAAAAGCATTTTTAAGTTCATTCAACTGACCTTCGACTTGATCAGATTTTAATTCAACTTCTATAACAACTTTTCCATCCGCTGCCATACTCTCACCTCCTTTTAGGCATAAAAAAAGAACACCGAAGTGTTCTATAAATCAATTAATCTATTAAATCATAATGAGATTCAGATTTTCTAAGATAAGTATTATATTCATCTAAACAATGGCGATAACTTGTATCAAATTTATCTACTCTTTTACTTTGAAAATAAACATAATCGTTATATGCTTTCATAGATTTATTTAAATAATCAAAAGTTATAGCAAAATTATTTTGTTCATCTTTATAACTTTCTTTTAGATTAAGATTTCTTATTTCATTACTTAATCCTTTTGTATTATTAAATATTTTTTTTGATATCTTCCCGCTTATACCACTGTTTATTAACTCTATACTATCATCATAAAGTTTATGATATTTTGAAAAAAGTTTTAATGTTTCACTATCACTTAATACTTGATTTTCTTCAATATTAGAATTTTCTATAGCAACACTACTTTTTTTATTAGTTATTGCACTAATTGCAGCAATTATTATAGCAATACTTAAAAAAGCTATTATTACAATAAAAATGTTTTTCATATTGGACCCCGAGTTTCTTCTCATGCTATATTCCCCCCTATAATAATATTATAGTACAAAACATAACTATTGTCTTAATAATTTTCCAGGATCTTCACCTTTCAACAGCATTTCTGTTATTAATGCTTGTTTTTCCTTTTCCTCTAATGACTGAGGTAAAGCATAAAGTTTTTTCATTTTTCTATAGAAATTCTTTTGTTGTTTATCTTGTATCTCAGATAAATCAATACTTCTATATTCTAATATTTTTATGAATTTACAATCACTTGATAAAGAATTAAATAATGCTTTAAATTTCCACCAGTGTAATCCTTCAATATCTTGTAAATCAATGTGATAATCATGCATAAATGCACTATAAATGTAAAAATCATCATGTTCAAAGCTATAGATAATTTCATTTTTACTAGAGTTTTCGCTCTTTTCTGAATCTTCGTTAGTACTAATAATTTCTTTCCCACACTTATAAAATAATAACATTTCTTCAACAAATTGATTAATATTATTATTATTAATATATTTAATTGTATCTATTTCATAACCATAATATAGTTGTAGAGCCTCATCTGATTTTTCTTTTTCACTAATATTATTATTTAACATTAACTGTTCAAATAAAATAGAAGTGCGAAAATCCCAGTTAATTGGATATCGCACTCCTTCTATTTCAACTTCAATAGGTAAAAAATCGGTTAAAATACTTATACTCATTAGTTATATTTTTTCTTATTTCTTTCAATAGCTCTACGTTGTTGTCTATTAAGAGAAATTTCTTCCTCTCCGAATACTTCTTCAGAAATAGTAGTAACAGATTTTAATTCTGTTGCAAATGCTTTATCTTGTTCTAATTTAGCTTTTGTTAATTCCTTTATAGCTGTAGTACATTTCATTAAATTGCATTTACCTGAAAAAATATCATAAGTTTTTTCCTCACCGAACAATTCTTCAAACAAGCCAATTATGCTTTCACAATATTTTCTAGCACTTTCAATAGGAAAATCTTTATCATCTTTAGCTACTTCTGATATTTTATTGTTTGTTTCTGAAAAAACTGATTCAAAAAATTCTTTTTCATCTAAATCTAAAAAATCAAATTCTAATTCCACACCTAATATATTAAATTTTGTATAATCATTCATATTTTAACCTCCCTAATTTTTTTAGTTAGTTACACTTTGAGTTGCTGCTTGAGTTGCTGTAAAAGTTTTTGTTGTAACATTGAAAGTTCCTTGAATAGGATCTCCTATAGCATGTAAAACTCCTTCAACTTTCATCTTTTCTCCACCTTCACCAGAGAATTTTGAAACTTCATTTGCAACTCTAAACTTTCTTGCTTGATAAGTTCCTTCGCTTCCTGATACAGGATCAAACATATCTACACGAACATAATCTCTTTCTGCATCTGTCCCAGTTTCATGATTTCTACCAGTTAAATATAAACTTTTTATTGCTTCTTGTTCCATTATAATTTCAGAAGTATAAGGAAATTGTGTTTCGTATTTTGTTACTGTTGTAGATGATGTTTCATCATTTATGTAACAAGTTGTATCAGTTTGTGCACCTGGTTCTTCGTCTAAACTTTCAACTCCATAACCAAGTAAAGCATATGATGCATCAGTATCTTTTGCTGCAGTATTAAGATAATCTGCAAAATCTTTTCTTTTTAATGCCATAATTTCAACCTCCTATTCAGCTATTTTAGTGTACACTAATTTCATTTGAATAACATAAATTGCTTTATTTGCGCTCATTTGTTCAACATAGCCATGAGTTAATACTTTTATTTGTTCAGCTATTAAAGGATAACTTAACTCAGGTAAAACACCTTCATTATTTTGAGTTTCTACCCATTCGGCTAATTTTTCATAAAAAGTAATATTTTTCTCATTGTTGTATGCCTCAACACTTTCTCTACTAGTAAAATCAAAAATTAATTGTCGTTCTGTAGAACCATCAATATAAGATTTTAAAATAGTTTCCGAAGGCGAACCATCTACTGAGTAAGTGCCTATTTCATCACCTATGTAATCAGCAGAAATAGGAGATTTATCGTCTATTAGAGGGCATTTTAAGAAAAATTCTATTATTTTATCTGTAATAGTTCTATTTTCTATTTTATCTAAACTAATTGTCATTTACTTGCTTTCCCTCCTATTGTATTTGCAATTTCATTTACTATTGCATCTCCTTCATTAACCCACATACGATTTATCCATTGTTTACCCCTTTTGCCACCACGGTTTAAACCTTCTCTACCCATACCTCTGTTAGTATAGTAGTTAATAGCAGCATATGACTTTGTGCCACCATGATAACTAGCATATACAATGCTTTTTTTATTTTCTTGAGCGGTGTTTTTTAAGTCTCCTGATAAATACGGTACATATGGGTCAGCTTTTGTTCTTACTAGGTTTACGAGTTGTTTTTGAGCTCTATCTAGTTTGCTTTGATTTACAATTTTGTCATAGTCTATGTTAACAGTAACTTTTGCTTTTAAAGTTGCCATTTTACTCACATCCTAATTCAAAGTGTTTTGTTAATTCACACTTAGTAACATTGATGATTTTAACTACATCATCATAATTTTTTTGAATATTATTAAACTCTTGAGAATTTGTAATTTCAATGTCATGTATTCCTTTTAAGAGAATATCTTCTCCTTCGTTGAATGTATAATAATTACTTTTATCTTCAAGTTTACTAAATTCTTTAGGACCTATGTAAGTTTTACCCTCATAAGTCCCATAATTTACAAAAACTAATATTTTATTATCTATATCCGCAGATGAACCGGTTGTCTTTAAAAATTTAACTCCTGTAGCTTGTTGCCAATCGATACCCGTTAAATAAGTTCGGTGATAAATGGGTTTTCGATTTTCATCTAAAGATATATTGAATAAAGTTGCACTGTCTTCGTTATATCCGAACACATTTACCACCTAACCTCTCAATTTAACTACTGCTACAGGTAAAAGTTCCTTGATCTCGTTAGTTATATCATAAGCACCGCTAGAACTAATACTTTCATCAAACGTAGTCTTCTTATTACCTTGAGAAATTGATTTGACACCTCTCACACTTGAATAATTAACTGCATTAGAAATTAAAAGAAACAGAGCAGGTTGATACTCTGTTTCTAATTGTTCAGCTGTTATAGTTCTATTAAGTCTATTCTTAAAATAAAGTAATAGCTTTTGAGTAGCAAGTTGTTTATGAATGACTAAACTTGATTCGCTTTCGTTAGGAAACTTTTTTTGTAATATAAAATCCAAGTTAGCCATTTAAAACAACTCCTTTAAAATTTTAACTAAATCTGATTTTGTCAGTGTTGTATAGCCTTTAACTTTTTTTTCTTTAGCTAAATTCTTTAACTCATTATATTTTAAAGAATCTAAATCTATTATTTCGGATTTTTCCTCTGAGTTGTCGATATTTTGAACTAATTCATAACCTTCAGCAATATATTTTTTTGCCTGTTCTATGGTTTCTACTGTTCTATGAACATTTTCTTTTTTTATTTCAAACATGAAAGAATCAAACTAACGACTTTCAGATTGAGTAGGTTTTGCATCTTTTATATTAGCATATACCCCCTCTTTTTTGCTTTCTAATACCCATAAATCATGGTATCTTCTGTAGTCCATAGCCCATGCATTTGCACTTTGGTTAGTTTCAGGGTCAAATATTCTCATGATATCTTGTTTAGTTACTGCTAAAGGTAAATCTAAAGGCATGATTAAAAAGTTAACATCTAATCCAGAAGTTGCTTTAATGTATCCGCCAGTAGTTTGACCACTAGTCGAACCATCATATAATTGTATTGCACTGTATAATCTATTTTGTGGAACTGGTATAATTGGGCATCCATCAATAGCTGGAACTTTAGTGTTTATTCCACCTTGAGAAAAAGATACAGATGCTAATTTACCTAATGCAGCTTCTTCTATAGCTAGTTGTGTATCATAGTTACACATAATAACTAGTGTTCCATTATGGCATTTTTCTCTTAATGTTTTTATACCTTTTTTTATTTTAGCTATAACAGTTGAATTTGCTACAGTATATCCATATTCTACATTTTCATCATTAGCTACACCCATAGCAGTTGTTGCTAATTTACTTAATCTATAAGCATCTACTTCAGGTATAACTTTAGTTCTTTGAAATTCACCCATGATTGTTGTTGCTGTTAATACAAAGTTAGTTTCATCAACATCTTGAGAATCTATTTGGAATTTACGTCCTCTATCTTGTGTCATTGTGTAAGTTTTGTATTCGTATTTGATAGATCCTTTAGTATATCCACTATCAGCTTGTCTGTCATAGTTAGCAAGTCCGTCCATTGATAATTGAGGTATTTTAACTTCTTTACCACCGTTATATTTAACTTGACCTGCATTGGCATCCATCCAGCCTGTCAATGATTCATGTACCATTTGTTTGTCTAATGCATTTTGTAAAATTTGAGCATATGATATTGTGTTAGCCATGCTAAACACCTCCTAATTAATTTATTTTTATGACAAGCCTAAAATTTGATTTACTTGAGCTTGAACAGGATCAACAGAATCTCCATTTCCCCCACCACTAGGATTAAACGGATTATTTGTCATATCAGTTTTAAGGACTTCTTGTCCGTATTCGCTAAATGCATTAGCTAATTTATCTATATTCTGTTTACTGATATCCATATCCTCACCAACTACAAACTCTAAGAAATTTTCGACTTGTTTTGGATATTTCATTTCTGCTAGATAAGTACGACTTTCTTTGATTCTACCTTCATGAGCTAACTTAGCTTCATTCTCTGCATTTTTCTTTTCTGTTGCAGCATTTTTTTCTTCCATTTCTTTAAGTCTTGTTTCCATAGCTTCCATTTGTTCTCTTTGAGCCTTTTGTTCAGGAGTTTCGTGTTTTGGAGCAGTTGCCTTTTTTATTTCACTTTCTATAATTCCTGGCATCTTTTTAGTTTTAAAACTTTCAACTCCTTTAGATACTGCACTGTCTAATTGAGATTGGTTATATCCTTGTATTGCTTTATTTGTTTCAAGGATATTTTTATAATCTTCAACAGTTAATTTGTTAACATCAAAAGGTATTTCTTTAACTTCTGCTATTCCATCAATCCCTTTTAAAACTTCAGTAACATCGGCAGTTTCATCTATATCGTTTAATTTTTCTAACAAATCTTTTTTGATTATCATTTTTACCTCTTTCCCCATGAAGTACTAGCCCTCATAGTATTTAAATAAGAATTTAGTCCCTCGAAGTACTAGCCCCCAAAGTACTTAGTTTACCCTCGTTTCGGAGCATAAAAATAAGCCCTCTCGGGCTTTTATTATCTTGTTAATTTATATATTTCAGTCAATATTGTATCTGTGATATATTGACTATGCACATAAGATTTGTGATTATACTCATTTATCTTATCGTTGTATAATTGAGCTAACTCAAACCAATCTGCATTTTTACACTTTGCTTTGTTGAATATACTGGCTGCTACTTGGCTTTTTGCTTTATCCTTAGTGAAACTTTTATATATGAAAGTATAATAATTTTCATCATCTTCAGATAAATAATAAGTAGCACCATTTAATTTTAGTTTCTTTAAAGGTTTCTGTTTTGGTCTTTTTATTACTTTAACTTCTATAGCATCACAAGGTAATGATACAAAATTAAATAATTTTTCCATTTAATCATCCTTTATGTAATTTCTATTTATTTCCAAGGATATAAACTATCAAGGAACTTTTTACAAGTACCTTAGAATTGATTTTAGAAGGTTGAATTATGTAAACCTATCTTAAACCTTTTCTATAATCTCGCATTTTATTTATCAATCTGTTTTTCTTTGGTATTCCTTTTAAATTATGAATAAATTCCACGAATTCTTTATAGGTATTATCTGAAAAACAAATATATTCTCTTGATTTTCCAAATAGTCTTTCGGCTTTTCTGATATATCTTTCTCTGTATGGTATTCTAGTATCCATTTTTTAATCCCTATTTCTCGTTTTTTCCTAAAACATTTCTTTCTATTCTATCTTCAACTCTACGATTAAGATACATTAAAGCTAATTCTATATGTTCTAATGCTTTTTCATTGTATTCACTGGCGAATGGTCCAGCTTGAAAAGCTTTCATTCTATCTCTCACTATCTCTAGTAAATCTGTATCTATTACTCCATGTTGTGAGTTCTTATCTTTTCTTGGTCCACGTTGTAAAAATATATCAGCTACAACACCTATAATATTACTTCCATCACACCAACAAGTTTCACCTTCTTCGCAAATTATATATCTATGATTTGCCCCTCCTGGACCTATTTCATCTACTGCGTAAACATCGTTTAATTTTTCTCTTTTTTGAATAGTACTTAATTTTCTCATTTATTTCCTCCTATTATCTTCTATTTCTTTTCCATTTAGTTTTTTTACTTATTCCTTGCATTCTTCTAACATAATCGCTAAAACTTTCTCTATTCCAATATGCTGGTAACATTTTATCTCTCCTTATTTTCTTGTGAAAAATTTTTATATTAAATTATCTCCTGTATGTATTAATATATCATCCCATTCTTCTATTGTTGGTATTCCATATTTTTTACATATAGCATATTCTATTTGACATCCCCTTGCATTTTTCCAATCATCACCAAAATATGCAACATCTGCTTGTGAAAGTAATTGTATTGATTTACCTAAATAATAAACTGGTATATGTTTGTTAATTTCTCCAGGATAGTCTTGTAAAAACGAATCAATAATTTCTATATCGTCATCTAAACTCTTTTCTAAATTCATTTTTATAATGTTTCTAAATGCTAGTATTTCTTCATCTTTCCATCCTCTCATTGGTTGAGATATAAATACTTTTTTCATTAATATCCTCCTATTATCTTATAACTACAAAGTAACATTTACAGAAATTATGTTGCGGTATTAAATCATAAGCCTCTTCAGCGGTTAAAATAGTACCATGCATACTTTCACAATCACTGCATGTTCTTTCTTCTAAAACTGAACAATACATAAATTTTTTATCTCTATTACAATAAATAAAGATATCATTTGCTATTCTACTAAGCTCAGATATCAATATTCCTCTTGCTCTTTTTCTACTCATCTTTTGTCTTTGTGTTAGCCATGATGCAATATTATATAAATTCTTCTTGTTATAAGCTATTTTCAATCTTTTTTTAGTTCGATTGTTTATTTTAGCCATATTGCTTTGTATTCTTTGCTTATACGTTTTACCTTCGTATTTTCTATTTAATATTTTCTGCTTTTCTTCATTGTCTACAAAATATCCAAAATACTCTACAATTTCTTCAAACATTTCATCAAAGAAGTTATCTATTAAATCTTCAAGCCATTCATCTTCGTTATTAAGCATTGATAGAACTGCTATAACAATAAATCTTTCAGCACTTTCGTAATCTTTTGATGTTTTTTCTATTTGATAAGCAAAATTAGCAGTTTCCATCAACTCTCTAATCTGCTTATCTGTTTTATTCATCTTTTTAAGATATTTTTCAAGTTCCTGTTCGGCCTGATTATATGCTTTTTCCATGAAACTTTTAGTTTCTTCAGCACTTCTATTCTTCGATGTTTGCTTCTGTGTGTTGGTGTTTATCGCCATACAATTCACCTAAACTTTCATCTTCCCTCTTCATTTCTTCTTCATATTCTCTTGCAATTTGTCTTTGTTCAGCATCTAAATCTACTATAAATCCAAATCTACTTGATGCTGTTCTCTTGGAAATAACTCCAGGAGGAACTTGACTAAGCATTTGAGCTGTAGCTAAATCATCTTGAGGGATATTTGCAGTATAAATAATTTTTATTTTTTTCCAATCAAAATTCTTTGCTTTAAAGTAATTTATATAATTGCACCAAAATTTCAATCTATTTGTAACTATATTTGAGTGAGCATTTATTTGAAGTGCACATTTATTTTCCAGTGCTATTAATCTACTTCTAAGTGTAATTCCGCTTAAATTTGATTGTAATCTTTCGTTGTGATTTATATGACAACTTATTTGATACATATCATCTTTATATCTGTCTAGCGTATTTTGTACAAAAGTATCATTAATTTGCTTAATTAACCATTGAATTTTACCTTCTTTTCCTACCATTAAGATGCCTTTTTTCTTCATTTCTAAAATTGGATCTATTTTCGTTTCTTTTCCAGTTTCTTCATCAACAACTATTTTTTCTTCTTCAAATTCACAATCTGTCATAACCATATATGCATTTCTAAAGTCTGAAATTTCATTTCCTAAGTCAGATAAATTAGTTTCATAAGCATCTTGTAATCCTTTTAAGTCTTTATATAAACTATCTTCTGTTAGTTCTTCAGTTAATTTTCCTACTGAAACAGGTATTGTACCAAATCTATGGTTTGTTGGAGGTTCAACTTGATTAAACTCTCTATCTAAATGATAAATACATTTTTTTGTATAAACATCTATATGATAAACATCTACATCTAAGTGTTCTACTTTTACATCCATATAAAACAAAACATTGTCATATTCATCTTGATATGCATATCCTGTTAAAGGAGTTGAAATAACACTTTTAAAACCTTCTTCATCATATCGATAAAGTTCAAATACTTTTGTAAATATAACCATGTATTTCATTAAGTCACTGTCATGATTTTTATTCCATAAAGCCATAGTTGATGTTAATTCATCCAATAAACCTGGTTGTTCTTTACTTTCATAAGTAATAGGATTTCCTACAGTATAAGAGACCTCTTCCTTTACAAATTTTTTAAAAAAATTAGTATTTACTTTTAAATTCGACCTTTGTGTAATTGTTTTGTAATCGGCCATAGCATCTGTATTGCCTTTATAATAGTCATACATTTTTTGATATTTATGTAAATCAGACTCAAAACATTGATACATATATCTGACAAAATTTAAATGATCAGGAATATTCAAATCTAAAGCCATTCCTTTTTTTAGACCATCTACGATTTCTGCTACAGTCTGCATTATTTTCGGCCTCCTTTTTTATTTATATAATTATTTTTAGTTTTACTTTTTTTAACTTTTATTAAATCTTCAATAAATTTTATGTATTTTTCATCATTTGAAACTCTTGCATGACTTTTAAGTATATATAAGTTATTCGTTTTAGGTTTTCTTTTGTAAATTACATTTTTTATTACTATTTCTGCAATAGTTCTAGAATTTAAATGAGAATGACCATTTTCCCATTCTTTTTTCGTATTATATACAATAAATCCAATCTTTTTATTACTTTTAACTTTCAGTATAATAAATTCCTTATTTTGGTATATTTTTTCCGACTCGGTATAATTTGTTTTATTCCAGTTCGGTTTTTCTTTCATTAAACTTTCAGATTCCCATAATTCTTTAGGAACATCATAAACACTTATAACTTCATCGATAGGCTTATATTTTTTCATTTACACACCCAATCTCCTTCTATCCATGAACCTAATTATATTTTTTGTTTTTATTTTTAGTATTTTATTTGCAAAATCAGAAACAACATCTGCAGCATCATCATGTAGTGTATATGCTGTTCCTTGAAAGTCTAATATCTGATCTGTAAATGCTTTATTATTATCTGCAAATATTATTTGGCCATTATTAACTGGATCTTGTATAGTTGCAATACGATTATCTTTATTTTTATTATTCATATAATTAATAAATATTAAATTTCTTTTCTTTAGTTCAGGTATCTTTTCAATCATTTGTTGTATAGTAGTTACATCTGAACCTAAGTAGGTATTTCTTTCTATAGATATATGAGTTATATCTGTAAATTCTAATAAAATATCAATAATTGTATTACAATACTCTGTGAAACTCATTTTTTCAAGTACCATTCTTCTGATATATTTAAAGTCATTTTCTCCTAATGAACCTACTATCATTGCAAATGAGTCAGTTTTCTTTTTCTTATTAGAAGAATTATCTCCCGCTGGGTCAACACAAAGCATTGTTTTTAAAAAAATATGGTCCTCTATTTCCTCTACTGATTGAGTTCTTATAGATTTAAACCATTTTTCACCTATACTACTAGCATCATTCATTTTTTCTGACATAAATGATTTTCTATTACTCCAGTATTTAACTGCTATATCTATAAAAAAATCCCATTTTTCTTCCCATAAAACAGGATATTTCATTTCTTCTTTATGTTTTTCATAAAATTTTCTAGCTTGTATTTGAGGATCTTCTATTTTATCGTCAAAATAAATCTTTTTACATTTAATCCATAAATCACTTTCAAATATATCATCTATTGTTTGGCCATCTTCTAATAAAACAGCTCTATTCATAATAGTATGATAATCTCTATTTCTGCTAAGTTTACTTATTAAGCAATCAATATGTAAAACAGTTCCTATACTTACAAACTTAGTTGCTGATTTAACTTTTTTACCTTTTCTAAATACTGCAGTATCTCCAACTTCCTCTACTTCTTTACACCATCTATTCCATTTCTTTTCTCTAGCATCTTCAGTTATAACATCAACTTCGGATTGATAATCCATTTTGTTATCCTAGTGGCTTTTTATCCTCTAGTTCTATATGTTTCCATATAGCTCGGCATACATTTTCACCCTCGTTTAACGTTAGGTTCTCAGATTACTCTATAAATAATCGTGTCGGTGGCTCGTGGGCATATTATATTCTATACTTTTACATAATAATAAAAGCATAGGTTCAATGCCTATGCTCTGCGTGTGTTATCAGCTTTTAAACTGTAACTTCCCCTAGTATTACCTTGTTTAATATATTGATATATGTAAAGTTTTTATCATCTGTAAAAAATGGAATTTCTATATATTTAATATTATTTTTTTTACAAAATTCAATTTTAATAGCATCATGTTTTTTAGTAGTTATTAATTTTTTCTCTGCTTCTTCTTCAGTACATCCTCCAAAATAAGCTTTTTCGTAATGTTGTCTACCATTAACTTCAATAACCATTTTTAGTGATGGTATGTAGAAATCAAAAGGCAGAGGTCTTTTATTTTTGCAATTATCAAATTTATACTCTCTAATATATTCAATATTATTTTCAATAAGGTATTTTTCAACCTTTTGTGATAGTCTAGAATTTTGTTTATTATATTCGTTACATTGAGGACAACATCTTCTTTTTTCTAGATTAGTCCAAAATACTTTCTGTAAACCATGGTAAGGACATTCAAATTCAACTATAGTACTTCTTGTTCCTTTTTTTGTATATCTTCTTATATACTTACAGCCTATTTCTTCAACTATTTTAATTACTTCTTCTAATGGTTTCTTAGCAATCCCTTTAGTTATATATTGAGAAGGTACTCCTTTTACCTCTACAGTATTAGAACATGATTTACATAAATGAAATTTATCCCTTTTAAAAGAATCCCAAGTTCTTTCAAATTCTTTACCACATTTACATTTAAATTTTAATTTTGTTTTAGCATTTTTATATTCAGTTGATAACAAAATACATTCAGAATTGTTTTCAACCCATTCTTTTACATATTCAAAAGTTAATCTCTTCATAACAATCACCTCTTAATTATATTATATCATAATCAGATTGAAAGTTATATCATTATCAATATTAAATTTAGGCTTCTACATTAATTCCACCGATTCTATAAGTTATATTTCTATAACCTACGGACAATTATATTTTTATCCGCTATAACAACAGTAGGCCTTACACCTCCCCAGTTAGCACCACGAACAGAAGTGGTTGACCCTACTGCCCTTATATATGTGTCATTAGTAAACTCAATTTCACCTGAGTTAACCTTGTAATAATCTTTCGAATTAGGCTTTTTACCTTTTAAATCTATTAAGTTTCCAAATACATCTTTTATAAGCTCATTTTCTAAAAACTCTTTCTTTATAGAATTTAAGAATTGCTCGGCATCATCTGCAGTTTTGGCTCCTAATAGAGTAAACTTTGATTTTTTATAGCAATGTAACCATATTGCAAGTGTTTTATCGCATATGGTTGACTTAGCAAGTCCTCGAGGCTCTACTATATTAAGTTTGTCGTATAAATCCTGTACAAAGGCCTCTGAAAGAACTCTCCATATCTTATAATGTTCCTCACATAATTCCCTTGCACTGTTGTCATCACTTGGTACGAAAGTCGTTCTAAGAAAATATAAACTAAAAAATGTTATATCCTTTTCTCCGATTACCTTTGCAACCTCGTTAGGAGTGTATTTCCTTCTAATATTATCCTGATTTTTAGGAAAATATTTCTTTAGATATTTATCAATCAAATATAAAGAGTATTTATTATCATTAGGAAACTCTATATCATCAAAATAAATCATCTAACCTCTCCTTTCTGAATTTATTTACATAAAAAAGAGCAGCTAATTAACTACTCCTTTATATTTTTCTTATTTACATATTTTCTCTTTGATTTATTTTTCTTCTTTTTAGGAAAAATCTTTTCTAGTTTGCTTTTAGTCATTGCTCTACCATTTAAGTAGCAAATAACTTCTTCTTTTTCTTTTTTATTTCTGAAATTTTTACCTTTTTCGTTTTCTTTCATAGATATTCCCCTTTATTTATTAATGGCGGAAAGGATAGGATTTGAACCTATGCACCTTACGGTCTAGAAGTTTAGCAAACTCCCCTCTTAACCACTTGAGTACCTTTTCTTATAAAATGGTAGTAATAGTTGGACTTGAACCAACGACCTTGCGCTTATCAGACGCACGTTCTAACCATCTGAACTATATTACTATAATGTTTTGGCTGGCCTAGTGAGATTCGAACTCACAACAAACCATAGTCCGTAGCTATGCGCTCTATCCGTTGAGCTATAGGCCAATATCTATTAGAAGGCTTGAGATTAAGGCCTTCTGTAGACACCTTTCACAGCATTATTTATTCTCTGCTTATCCACGCACCTAATACGTATTGTCCATGACTGCTTATATGTTTTTTACAGTGCCACAAAAGCAATACGGAGCACTCTTTTACAATACTACTCAATACTTCATATTCTGTCTGCCTTGCGAGCAATAAAGGTTAGCAAAACCACCATGCAACTTCATATCAAACACTTTACCCTTGGGAGGTATCATGCACTAGATTATATACATGTAAGGTATATTCTAGTATTAAGCCACTTTCATATTGTAAGGGAACAGACTTTTCCTTTTGTTTTATTTTGAATTTGTTGAGAAAAAAGGATTTGAACCTTTAACGCATTGATTAACCATTCAATCGCTCTACCACTTGAGCTATTTCCCTAGTGTTGACAGATGTTGTGCTGTTCCTAAAGCTTTGTTCCCTTTTGAGCAACAAAATACTTTACAACATCAATGTGTTTCATTGGATTCTTACTCCACGTTGTTAATAGATACTACAACTCGTCCATTGTTTCACTATTAACAATGGTTAGCGCCCTTTATTTCCAGTATCGGACTACCTAACCTCCTGATTATATCTCGTTATATCACCAATTTGGCTTGAGGTAAATTATTTGGTGCCACCCAAAAATCCTCATTATACAGTTTGCCTTCTGAGGACTGTCCCTCTTGGCTTACATAACTATCTCCATTTCTGAAGACTTGGATATTCAGTTCTGCTTAGATGGACTAGTTAACTAGCGACATGTAGTCAGCATGCCTTTACACTGCTCACACAATGCTATCCTAAAGATACTAAGCTACCTAAAATAGATTTAGATTTATTTTTTAAAACACATACATGGCTGGGCGTAATAGATTCGAACTATTATTCCAGGAATCAAAATCCTGTGTCCTACCTTTGAACGAACACCCAATATTTAACTGATAATTATATTCTAATCTCCCAACAATATTTTTTCAATCGGAACATATTCCTAATAAAAAAAGCCAGATTTCTCTGACTTTTAAAATATATTATTATTTATTTTCTTATTGATATTCTTTCATTCTTCTAATTAGTGTAGCTTTGCTTATTCCTGTTACTTCTGTAACTTGCTTATAACTCATGCCACTTTGCTTTAGATCAATGGCATGCTTAATTTGTTTGTTTGAATACTTTTGCGGTCTACCTTCTGTAAAATCTTCTCTTTGTTTTGCTATCGCCTTACCTTCTTGAGTTCTTTCTACGATCATATCTCTTTCAAACTCTGCGAAACTGAAGAAGATATTTCTTATAAGCTTTCCAGTAGGTGTTGTATCCATAAGCCCTATATTAAGAATGTGGACCTTAACACCTTTTTCCAATAGTGAATCTATTAACTTAATTCCAGCTGATGCACTTCTTGAAAATCTATCTAATTTAGTTACTACTAAAGTGTCACCTTCTTTTAAAAGCCCTAATAGTTTAGTGAATTCTGGTCTATCTGTTTTTAATCCACTACAAACATCTAAAAATATTTCTGTACAACCTTCATTCAATAATAATTTCTTTTGACCTTCTAGTGAATTACTATCTTTCTTTTGTGAATAAGTGTTAACTCTTACATATCCATATTTCATATTTGAAACCCCCTATAATTATCTTTAAAATATTATATTACTTTTTCATATGATTCTCTTTGTTTATTTTCATATTCTTTTACAAGTTTATAGAAAGTATTTCTTTTTAGTCCTAACATTTCCATAGCTTTTGCTCCAGTAAACTCTCTGTTTTTCCATTTAGGATAAACTTCCTCCCAATTACTTGGAAAGTCTATTTTCTTTCTCCCCTTATAAGCGCCTTTTTCTTTAGCTATAGCTATACCTTCTCTTTGTCTTTCTAGTGTATTAGTTCTTTCAAATTCATATATAGCACCTAACATAGTTAACATTAATTTTCCTTGTGGTGTAGATGAATCTATATTTTCTTTACTACTAACAAGATTAATCCCTCTAGAATTTAAATTTTCGACTAGATCTAATAAATCTTTTGTACTTCTAGCAAGTCTTGAAAAGTCATGCACTATTATTGTGTCCCCTTCTCTAGCAAATTCTAACATTGCTTGTAACTCAGGTCTGTTTGTATCTTTAGCGCTTACTTTTTCTTGAAATATTTTCTCTACTTTGTATTTCTCCATTGTAACTAATTGTCTGTCTTCATGTTGTTCCACTGTACTTACTCTTACATATCCTATTATCATATACTTATACTCCTCTCAACTTTTGAAAAATTATACTGGATTTTTATGGCGCTTGGCGCACGTAAAAAAAATAAAAATTTTTAGAAGGTACCCCCTCGGTCCCTCCTTTGATAATATAAGTATACGATAATGTTTGTTTAAAGTCAACTTATGCAAACACTTGTTTATAAACATTGTATTTAATTTCAAACAAACAAAGTTACAAGTGATTTTATTTGTTTTTTTAAAGTATATCCTAAACAAATATATATTCATAGTTACTTTAGCATCTTATATAGGTCTACTATCTACCCTCTTGTCTTATACCTCTTGTGCGCCCCTCTAAGACGTTGCGCTTTGTCTTGTTTGTCCTTATTCTATTGGTAATATATTCCTTCTCTTAATAGTTCTTATAGCTTAATATTATTAAATCAACTATTTAAATAGTTTTTTAAGGGCAACACCTCGTAAATACGGACCGCGATAAGCGCCCCCCTACATTCCCCCTATGATATTTCACTATCTGTTATATCTATTACATTCCCTTCTATAACATCTGAATCATTAAAATCATCCCAAGAAGGCTCATTATTATTTTCTTTTTCAGTTTCAGGAGTAATAACTGTTTTAGTTTCCACTTTTGAAATTGGAGCACCAGCCAATCTATTAAGTAAGTATATGCTTGCATCTAGTCTAACCTTCTCGCTCTTAGCTGATCTTGATAGGTCGAGAATATTTTGTAAAAGTTGATTAGAGAATTTCATTATACGATTGTCAACTTTATTTTTAGCAACTTCATATTGTCTATCAAGTTCTTCCATGAATTCTGGTCTTTTTTTCCAGCGCATTATAGTTTTTTCACAAACATCTAATTGGTCTGCTACTTCTTTATTAGTTGCACCATACACTAATAGTTCTGCTGCAATTAATTGGTCTTCTGTTAACCTAGAATCTTTTTCTCGTGGCATGATCAATTACCCTCCTTCCTTTTTATTTCTTCTCTTAAGTGATAATATAAAATTTTATGGACCATTGAAGGTGATTCTTTTCTATCACATGCAATAATATGAAGATTATCGAATTTGGCCATTAATGAAATTACCATAGCCGCGCTAGCGTTAGGATGAACATGGCTTATATATTCACCTTTTAAAAGTTTGATGTAATAATCCTTGTCTTGTATAAGTAAGAACAATTTAACTCCTGCTTCTTTTGCTCTTTTTAGTTCTCTTATAAAACGATTATCTTTATTTTCGTCTTTTACTGGATCCATTAAGTTTCCTAGCAATTCATCTAATCCTGCTTTTCTTTCTATTAAAATATTAGGTATATATTCTCCTTGATATCTAATAGCATAATCTCCAGTATCTAATTTTTCTCTAGTGGCCTGTATTCCATTTTTTATAAGAGTATCTTGGATTAATGTATCTTGTTCCCTTGTATCGCATATAATTTCGTAATCTTCATTTTTTATTTTCATATTATCCCCTTCTATAAGCTAAACATATTGAATTTGCAACATTTATAGAGGTTTATGCCGTAGGCAATTAAGAGAAATTCTGTTCTGTATATAACATATAAGAGTTAAGCACCTTTAAAAGTCTTATAATTATTAGAAAATCAATATTTTGAAGGCTTTTTATACTATCGGTTCGAACTGGGTTTTTGGATTAATTTTGTCGGTTCGAGCTGGGTTTTTAAATATGTATCATACCTCATCCATTTAAGTTTTTCATTTGTTATTGGATTTCTACCAGAACTTTTATTAGGATTGTCTATTGCTTTTATAAGTGCTGATTTATGTATTCCATATTTTGTTTCAACCTCTTTGCACCCTATAAAAATTTCTCCTGTTGTTGTACATATTATTTTTGTTTTTTTTCTTCCTACTTTAGATTTAGCAAACTTAGTTCTTAAATAACTTTCTAGAGTTCCGCTTTTTATGTGGTTATCATATATATGTAATTTTTCCCACATTAATTTTTCACCTGTTACAGGATCTTTTCCAAAGCATTTGCATCCATCTTCTCCATTTAGTGCTTTATATATTCCTGAAGGTTTATCATCTTTTTTTAAATATAATAAGCATTCTTTTATAGAATTAAATACTTTTTTATTATTAATACAAATAATTTTTTTATCGTCATTTATTTCTATTAATTTTGTATCCTCTAACTTTATCCAACCTTTTCTTGTTAAGTTAATTTTGTTTTTTATGCAAGAATTTTGAATATTGGTCATGCAATTTCCTGTATCTTTTATAGCTTCACTTATAGAATAATATATTTTACCTGTTTCTAAGTTCATAACTTTAATACCTAAAGTTTCTTTTATTTTACTTATTGTTATTTCAGAAGGTAAATTTCCGCCAAGAGCGATATTATAACCTTTGCATGATTTATTTGAATCTAGCAATTCTATATAACATTGTTCTAATAACTCAGCTTCTGCCTTCGTCAATCCTGTAAATAATATTTCATGTACAAACTTGTTCCAACCATATTTTTTTATAGCTCTATAAAAAATTTGTCCTTTATAGCCTTCTCCATTTCTCCAACGATCAATAGGATTTTGCTTTGTTATTCCTATATATACTTTTTTATTTATGATATTTGTATGTTTATAAACTGTATATTTTCTTTCTAACATATCTATAACCTCGACTTTATAAATATTTACTCGATATAAAAAATAAGGGCTGTAAGTTCGAGTTCTTACTTATACGGTAGCTAATCGTATAATTGCCCTTATTTGCTAACTTATTTAAAAAAACAATAATTTATTATTTCTCTTATTTCTTCTGTATTGTTTCCTCCCCAAATTACGAGAGGATTTATTATATAATAATCTTTTGTTTTTTCTCCTGCATATACTTTTGAGTATGCAAATAAATAATATTTATGCCCATCTACCTTTATATGAAATTTTCTTAAACTGTCTCTAAAAAGATACATTGAATTTTGTTTTGTACTTAATCCTAACAACTCACAAATATCTTTTAAACTTAATTTATCCAGCCTTCCAATATCAACTTCCAAAGGATTTTTACATAATATATTTAATTTCCAATTTGCATAAGGTATTAATTGAAATACATAGGATAAAGTTTTATGCTGCCTAATTGTAGTATGTTCATACAAATATCTAGTTGTATTAATCATTATTCTTACATACTCTTTATTTTTATAAAAAATTTCACCTTTACTAAAATACTTAGGATTTAGATAAAACTTTTCTTCTACTTCAAAAATAAGATTGTGTTTTTTCATATCACTTAAAAAAGCTAAAAAAGCATCTCTTTTTAATCCTAGTTTTTGTTGAATCTCTTTCTTTGTCATATGTTCTACTTTATTATTTTTTTTATGTAATATAAGCAAATTTTCTTTTCTGTCATTATAATCAATATATGTAGCTAAATAAATTATTCTTGCTATATTAGCTCTGTCAATATCCAAATCATAGAAAAGTAACTTTTTATTTACATAAAACATATGAACAAAGCCTCCTTGCTTGTTGCAATACTTCTTTAAATCATTTTTTCTATTAATTAATCTTTTCTGTTTCGGAGTTAATTTTTTAGATTGTTTCTGAATAACTAACTCTTCATCATTTTCTATTTTAAAATTATCTAGGAGATCTTCTGTTTCTGAGTTTACTATTAAAACATCTTTCATTTCACATATCTCCTTTTTCAAAATAAAAAAGACAGTCCTGAAAAGACTGCCTTTACTTTGATACAATTAATGCATCTTAATATAATTATAGCATACTTTTTTTAAGTTTTAAATGAATTTTAAATACAATGTTTTAATTTAATCAAGTTTTAATAAATAGCAAATTTTTGGTAATTTAAGCATGTTATAATTGAAATAAAGGAGGTGTAACATTAAGTGAATAATACACAAATATTAGCTAAACACTGTAAAAAAGTTGAAGTAAAAGAACTTAAAGAAAAAGATAATTGTTTTTTGTGTGGTTGTGAAATAGCAAAAGGTATTCCTGTAAAAAAAGTTATCAGTAGTAATTTTACAAACTTTGAATTCTGTAAAAATATAAACGGTAATAATTGCTGTCAAGATTGTGCATCAACTATAAAAAATGCTGATTTAAGAAAAAATAGCTTTGTTGCGGATAAAGATAATCTGTATTTGCTAAAGAAAAACGATATAGAGAATTATTTATTTGACTTAGATAAATATGTAAAAGGTGAATTCGTAGTAGGCATTACTGTATCATTTAAAAAACATAATTCTTTTAGATGCAGAGTTAATCAAGACACTTTGAAGTATTATATAAGACAAGAAGACAAAGAATTTCTGTTTGATGTAAAAGAAATGAAATATTTGTATAGCAAACTTAATGAGGCTTATTTGCAATTTTCAAAAGATGAAATATTATCAGGAAACTATTCAACTATTGCTATTGAACAATTTGGATTAGATAAATTTATCGAATATGAAACTTTATTTAGAAAATACAGAAAATCATATCAATTTGAGCTACTTGTATATATTCTAAATTCAGAACGTAGAAATGAATATATAAAACAAAAACAGAAAGAACAAAAAGAACAAGCAGCTAAATTAAAAGCTCTTAAAAAGCAATCTAAAAAAGGGGGAAAATAATATGGATAAAAACATACAACAATATTGTGTTTCAACATTATCTGAAATTTGGGCGCAAATAGATTGGGATAAAGTAAAAGTTAGCAGAGCACTTGGTATTTGGGATGAATTTACAGCTAAAGTAAAATCTACTGCTATGACTACTACTAGTTATGAAACTTTTGTAGAAAAACTTTGTAGAAAAATGGACGTAAGAAGTTTAAGATTTGCTATGATTAGTGAAATTTCAGAATTGAGCGAAGATATAAAAAAACAAATATTAAAATGTTTTAGATCAGAAACTCAAATTATAATTTTGAAACTTAGACTTCAAAATCAAATAAGAAAAGAACAAATGCAAAGAGAAAAAGAAGCAGCTGCAAATAAGGAGGATTAGAGAATGAAAAAAGATATAACATTAAAATTGTTAAGCCCGCTTATGCATTATGGGGACGAAAGAATGGGTACTATGCAAGTAGCTAGATGTATGAAGTTTGAATATAACGGAGAATTTATAGATATACCAGTTTATAGTGGAAATGCTTTTAGAGGAATTATGAGACGTATTGCAATGAGAGATTTCTTAGAAAAAATAGACATAGCAGAAGAAGGCATAAGTCCTAAATTATATTATTTACTTTTCACAGGTGGAACTCTTACAGGAGGCGGGCGCTTTTGTGAAATAGGTGAAAAAAGAGAAATGAGACGTTTATGTACTCCACTTAGTTTATTTGGAAGTGCAATTGGAGATCAAATTCCAGAAGGTAAAATGAAAGTTGGAATTTTCAAACCTATTTGCCAAGAAACAACTGAGTATACAGGGAAACCTAGTAATATATCTTTTTATGACATGTTAGATGAAATATTCTATACTAGACACGATGATCTAAAATGCACTAATTATGATTTAATAAAAGATTCAGAAGATAAAAAGGATAAAAAAGATAATCCTGTTCAAATGAAATATGAAATGCAAGCATTAAGTGCTGGAACTAACTTAGTTTCTTCAATTGTAATAGAAAATTCTAATGACATAGAAGAATCTTGCTTAGAATCTATAATAGAAAAATTCAAAGAAATGCCTTTTATAGGTGGTAAAAGTGCTACAGGACATGGTGAAGTTGAAGTATTTTATGAAGGTAAAAAAGGTTCTGAGTTATATTATAATCATCTAGAACAAAACAAAGATGAAATAAGGGAATGGCTTAGAAATTTAGAAGGGAAATTATAAAAATGACACTTGATAATTTCTTAGAAATAGGTTCAATATGGTCTGCCTCTAATCAATTTCTCAGAAAATTACAAAACTCAAAAGAAATTGTTAAAGAGCAACTATTAAAATATGATAAACCGTATATTTGTTTAAGTGGTGGTAAAGATAGTGTTGTAATGGCCTTTTTAATTGCTGATGTAATACAACATGATATAAAAGATTATAAAGGAGATATTATATTGTGGGGGCATGTTAGTGATGCATCTTATCCAGGAACAATTGAAACTATGGAAAAAGTATCTAGTCAAACTGGAATAAAACTTGTTCTAGATACTTCTCCAGTATCTGCTTTTGAAGTTTTGGACGATTCTGTTGTAAAGCAATTCGGTAAACAAGGTTATTTCTTTGATGCTATAGAAAATTGTATAAATACTTACGAAAGAAATTTAAGTTTTATAGGTGTAAGAGCATATGAAAGTAGAAGAAGGATGAGAGCAGTAAAAGCTCATGGTATGACTTTTACTTCTAATGTACCTACATTCTGTAATATATGCTATCCTCTTGCTTGGTATAAACTAGAGGACGTTGCAGCATTAACTTATATGTATAATACTCCTATTCACCCTGTTTACTCAAAAGTAGATACTAGATTAAAATATAGTTGCACAGATGAAGGCTGGATAAGACTAGGTTATTTAACTGCTAAAGATTTGTTAAATCAAGGTTCTGCAGTATTTATAAAAAGAAATTATCCTGAGCAGTTTGAAAAGTTAGCTCAACATTATCCTGAAATAAGGAACTATATTTAAAAGGGGGTTGAAAATATATGTTTAAAAACTTCAAAGTAATAGCACATTTAGGAAGCCCTCTTTGTGCTATAGATGATATCATATTAGATTCTGTTATAAGTGCTGCAATGTACAAAGATTTACTTAAAGATGACTATTATTTTGGTTCAAATAAGTACGGAACAAAAGAACAAATAGATAGTATGCTATCAACAATATTAGATAAGCAATATGGTGTTTATTGTACAAGTTATGGTTTTGGAAATGACAGAGAAACTATTTCTAGTTGGTCCAAAAGGTTTGATGTAAAGAATGATGATCTAATAAAATTTACTGGAAAAGCTAAACATAGAGTTGACTTAGGAGCTGGATACTTTAAAAATTATCATATACCTATAGTTTTAAAGTCAGTAAAGACTTTGACTTTCTATGTTAGAGGTGATATGGAAAGAATTAAATATTTATTAGAAAATTATATTTTTTACCTTGGCAAAAAACCTTCACAAGGTTACGGAGAAATTAGATATTGGGAATTTGAAGAAATTAAAGATAATATAAGTGTATTAAATAAAGAAAATAAAAATATGAGAAATATTCCTTTTAATGAAATTAGCGACATACTCGAACAAAATGCTAGTACAAGTAAAAACAAATCAGAAGACTTTACATTTAATCTAAAAAAAATGCCAGTGATTCCACCTTATTGGAGACCAGATTGTAAAAAAGTTTGTGTAGTATAAAAAATAAAAAGCTAGGAGACTTAAAGCCTCTTAGCTTTCTTTACATTCATATTAACTATTTGTATTTTTTCTTTCATTTTTAATCTCCCATTTTTCTTATAATTATTCTATCTCTATCAAATGATAACTCTATCTTTCTGTTTTCTTCATTGATTCCTAATTCATTTAACCAACTTTTAGGAATTGATGATACTCTAGCAGATGTATTTTTAAACTCTGCTAATACAACTTTGTTTTTTATTAATTCAAAGAGTTTAACTCCTAGAATTTCCTCCAGTTGTTTTAAAGTTTCTGGTCTTGGAGTTCTATCTCCTCTTTCATATTTTTTTATAGTATCTACAGATACTTCTAACAACTCAGCAAGTCCTTTTTGAGTTAATCCCTTTTCTTTTCTTGCTGTTTTTATTTTTTCACCCATTGTCATTGTTCTATCTCCTTTTCTATTTCTCTTAGAATTCTATCTCTATTTGTAGTATTTATATATCTTATTTTACTGTTTTTATCCTTATTTTCTATAACTTTATAGTACATACCATGAGAATTTACTTTTGTATTTATAAATATGTAATTTTTACCTTTAAGTAAAGCAACATCAAAGTTTTCTACACCTGCAGCAATAAAGGTCCAATTAGGTAAAACTTCCTTCATTGTATTGATCCAGTTATTAGTTCCACCAAAACAAATAGCATTCAAATTATTTAACTTATCTATATCGACTTCATTATTATTGGATGCAGCATCTTCAGAAGTAGATAAATTAAACATTAAATTTCGTAACTGATGTAATTCGTCTTCTACATCTGGTTGATTTTCAATAGATTCTAATAAGTGATTATTTTTCTTTTCTAATCGAGTATTTTCTTCAACTAGTTTCTTAATCTCTTCGTCTAATTGTTTTTTTAGACGGGCATTTTCTTGTTTTAAGTCGTTATTTTCTTTTTTTACTCGACTTAATTCAGATTCTTTTTTCTCTATTAATTCTTTTAAATCCTCATTTAAATTAGAAAAACAATATCTTTTAGCTTCTTTATATGCTTTAAGTAAATATCTAATTTGTAAAGCAGGACCTAAAAATTTGTATAATTCTTTATAGTCCATTTCTTTATGTGTTAAATTCCAACAACAAATTAATTCTTGAATTTCTTTATCCTTTAGTTCGTTATCTATCAAAGAAGTTAATGCTATATCTTCTAGGTCATAAATATATTCAAATGAAACGTTAAATATTTGTTCTTCTGTCATTTTTTCAAGCATAATTTTACCTTCTTCTAAAATTGCATAAGTAAATCCGTTAAAATTGAATTCTGGATATATATTTTTAAATTTAAGTTCGATACCTTTTAACTCTTTTTTATCTTCTTTACTTATATTTTTATATAAAATCGGATAATCTTTTGCAAGATATTCATTTCTGACTAATAGTGAATTACAAAAGTCTTGATATAATGCATCATGAAAATTAATTTCTTTACCTTCTAATTGTGCTAAAACAAGTATCGCTAATAAAAACCCATCTATTTCGTTGTTTTTAAAAGATTTAGGATTATTTTGCTTTAAAAAATCACTCAAATTGACAATATTAGAGTTTTTAACTAATTGATTTGACTTTTTATAAGTCATTTTTAAAAGCCATGATGTGTTTTTTACATCATCATCTAAAATAATTCCCAATGCTTTTTTAAAATAAAACTCTTGTTCAATCGTTCCATCAAGTTCGATTTTGTAATATTTATGATTTCTAGCTAATTTAAGATATTTCTCTTTATTTTGACTATATAGCTTATCTATATGTTTATAAGCTATTTTACTTGTTGCTAAAACTTCACATAAAAAATACGTGATATCTAATTCCATTTCCTTTCCTTCTTGCATGTTTTATACCCCCATTCTCCTATTATAGATGCTAAAAGCCCAGCTTTCGCTAGGCTACATTCTTTTTGTAAAACAACTACAACCTCCAGGAACCAAAGTTCCCTTCTTAGTACATTTTGCACTTAACATAGATGCTAAATAATAATACTTACATGCAAAACATTTACTATATTTACTCATAATTTTCATTCCCCCTTCTTTTTAATTCTTTTTCTGACTCCCAATACCATTGGCATGGTAGTCCGTATCTGCAAACGTCTTCTAATGCATCGCACATAGTACATTCAGCACTATTATGCGCGTATGCGAAGTATCCCCAGCTGTCTTTCTTAACTTCATCTAATTCTTTATCCGTCATACCACTTATTTTACTTTTTATTTCCTCTAAATCACACATGTTAATTCCTCCTAAATTTTATACTTTACTGGGAAAAGACTAAAAATAGTATTGGCCTTCTGGACATTGGTCATAATATACACATTGACTACAACCGTAAGATGCTTGGCATCCTCCTGATGTATATTCTTCAAATGAATAATCATCTGAAGCAACCTTTTTAACTTCTATATCCCCAAATTGTTTCCAACTGAAGTCTACTTCTTTTAAGGCTACTTCTTTTACAGATTCTACTAATTCTTTTGGCAGATATCCCATATAAATTACAAAACCTGAATCACTTGATCCTACTTCTCTTACTCTAACACCTATATATTTTTCATCATATCTCATATTTATTCCCCCTTTAAATTATTTACTGGTGAGAGGTTTTATGGGATAACCTCTATAACCCTTTTGTACCCTAGATGATAGTGACTTTTAGAAAAGCCAATCTAAATCCGTCTGGTAGAGTAGTCGCACCTGCTGGTAAACGACCTCCAATTACTTGTGCTACGAATAATGTGTCTCCTTTTGTTAAGCTAACTGATGTTCTATTACAAGCTACGTCTTTTCCTAAAATGCTACTAACTATAACTGCTGTATCTTGATGTCCTATAACTGATGTGAAGTCTGAACTTGCTACAACTGATGCATCTATTGGTGTTACTCTTATATCTGTTGTTACTGCAGTGTCTAACATTTGTAAACTGAAAGCATTTCCTAAATATATCATATATCCCCCTATCTTGTTGACCTTTTATCTAGACGAGAACTTTGTCAACTTCGCCTTTATATTATTTATTTTACTTTCATAACACAATTAAATCATGTCAGAAAGTATGCCTTTTCTCCTATCGCCAATTTACAAGGGCTTTAGACCTTTACCTTTCGGTAGCTGGTTTAGAGAAGGAGCAAATGCTCCTTGTTGTTATTATGCTAAATATTCATCAACTGTTGCTGGAAAGTCATATCCATATGGTCTTTCTACTATGTCATCAAGTATTTCTTGTTCTACATCATCTGCTACAACTCCAAATAAATCTCCATCTTCGTCATAAACTAAATCGTATTCGATTTCTCCTGATACCCAATCATACGTTTTTATGTTTTCTTCCATTTCTACTATACTTCCATTCATTTTTTGTACTTTCATCATTTTCTTAACCCCTTTCGTTTATCTTTATCTTATATTTATATAATATATCAAACCCCGTTTATTGTCAACCTTATTTTAAAACTTTTTCAAATTTATTTTTCGACAATAAAAAATAGGCTAGAATTAAGTAGCTAGCCCATTTCTATAAATCTATTTAATTTTATTTTTTATCAAAATTAACTAATTCAATTTCTGCTTCTTCCAGTATTTCAGCTGACAATTCATCAGGATAATCTCCTAAATAAACTATTTTTTCTATTCCTGCATTTATACACATCTTTGCACATAATACACAAGGTTTTGTAGTTACATATAACGTAGAATGATTTATATTAACTCCATTATATGCTGCTTGAATTATAGCATTTTGTTCAGCATGTAAAGCTCTACAAAGTTCATGTCTTTGTCCTGATGGTATTTTTAGTTGTTCTCTTTTGCATCCTATTTCTTCACAATGTTTTAATTTTTTAGGTGCTCCATTATAACCAGTCGCTAGAATTTGTTTATCTTTTACAATAACTGCTCCTACTTGTCTTCTAATACATGTTGAACGTTTCTTTACTATTTCAGCAATCTCCATAAAATACTTATCCCATGTTGGTCTCATAATTTCACCTACTTTCTAGGATTTTTACAACTCATGCTACCTTCAGGGCATTTACCTGTAACTGTACAAGGTGCTCCAGTATTTTTAAATAATACAGGTGCTACTTCTTTTACTAATTTAAGCATTTCATCAGCTAGTTGTCTTATTTCCCATTGTGCCCTGTTGCAGCAACGTTTACTAAAGAAATTGTATAAACTTCTAGCATTTATTGTGAATACCATTTTAGTTTCACATGCATTTGGGAATACATATCTTGCATCCTCTATAGCCTCTTTTTCAATTGTATTATATTTTTTCTTATTATGTTCTGCCCATAATTTAAGCGGTGAGAAATCTAATGCCGCTTGTTCTTCTTTTTCTAATCCATCGAACTCTTTTTCTACTTCATCAAACCAAGTCGGATACAATTTATCCATTTTATGATAAACAAGAGTTGATACCAAATCATCATATGCCTCTTGACAATTATTCATATGGTCTATAAATATTTCTTTGGCATAATCAATCCTCTCTATCTCTGGTGGAATTATATATTCGAATTGATCAAGTTTTACATATCTTTGAGATTGTTGTGAGAAACTTGCGATTCTATGTCTCACTATTTGGTGAGAACAACTTCTTGATATTCCTTCAATTCCAAAAGTAAATGTAACATGTTCTATTGGGGATTCATGTCCCATACTTACTAATGTGTTTACAAATTTTGCTACTTCTTCATCTGTTAGCTTTTCCATTATGCCATCTACCCCTACTGGTGAATAACATAGTTTTGCTGCTGCTGCAACTATTGCATCTGGATTAGGCGTATGAGCCATTAATTTTACTTTTAATTCTGCCATTGTTAATATTCCTCCTATTATAAATTAATATATTTTATATTTCGCTATCATCACCTTTTATTAATATTTTTAATTTTTCTTCCAAATTTTCAAATGCTTCCTGTATTTTATCTTCTCTTTCTCTGAATGTGCATTTAGTATAATATTTCTTACATTCTTCGCATCTTGGTGATTCACATAATTCATGTTGCATTAAATTCATACTTTTAAGTTTTTCGTCTTTTAATCTACTAAATAAATTTTCCATTATTCCTCCTCCCATTCTTCTAATTCTTTTCTCAAATGATTTAATTTCGCCCATGCATAGTTAAATTTTTCTGTTCTTTCAAATACATAATTTCCTTGATAATCTCTTGTGAATTTAATTTTTAACCATGATAAAGCTAATGCTAAATATGTACTTTTTACAATTTTCTTTTCCTTTGTATCTACAGGTTTAGTTTGTTTTATAGGTCCTTGGCCATTAAGTTGTCTACATTTCTTTTCATCAGGATCTAAAAACATACATAAGTCATTAATTTTAGAACATTTTATTTGTTTCCCCACTTTTGTTGCATGTTTGCATTTCATAAATTTTAACTTCCTCCCTCATTTTGTCTTTGGTTAAACAGCCACAATCTTTGCATTGACTGACTACTCCATAATCTATTTCTAAGAAGAACACCATACCCCCACAAAGAGGGCAGGCATTCTCTTTTCCTCCTAAGATTTTCTTCATATTTTCACCTTACATATATAACTTACTTACTATCCATGCTCCAATAACAATTATGATTATTGCATCTGCTATTGCTCTATTCATGTTCTTCTCCTATATACCAATCTTCTGGAATATCTTCTAAAGTGCAACTACCCAGTATTTCATATATAGGGCAATTACCTGATTCATACATATCATCACATTGTTTACCTGTAACAGATTTACAAGTTTGTTTAATTACTTTAAGTGCTTTTATTAACTCTTTTCTATCTTCCATTATTCCACCTCCAGTAGTTCTTTATTTTCGTATATATTTCCTATAATTTTATTTTCTGCAGTAGAGAATATAGAAATAAGTCTAACGTTATATCCTTCTTTTGATTGTATATACCAACTTGCTTTGCGATATATAACCGCTCCAATTATATGATTTAATCCTCTAGTTGTTTCTACTATGTCACCTTCACATATTTCTATATCATTAATATCTTTGTATCCTGTATATTCTCCGATGCTTTCTCCGTCTACTTCAAAGAATCCTCGGTAATTATGTACTAAATATGTTTCTAGATCATCATTGTATTCTGCTCCGAAACCTTTTATCCATTGGCCTTCATCTAAAGAATAGCCTCTTACTTTCATTTCTCTCATTGTTTTCCCCTTTAATAGTCCCCCTTATCATGTTCTTCTATATCTTTTATTGCACATTCGATAGCCTCCATAGGTTCTAACTTGTAAGCTATCATGTAGATTCTAGCCAGTTCTACAATTTCATTCACTCTGCTTAATAGCAAAGCTTATCACCCCCTTTTTAATCCGTATAATTCTTGGTATACAACTTAAGTATTGATACCTACTCTTAATCTATTTCATGTATTGATATATATGTTTTTTTAACTGAAATTTCATAAAATTTATTACGTCCTTTAATTTTAATTCCTTCAACATCTCCATTTTTAAACAGTTCTTTATCTATATAGATACTATCTCTAGTTTCTGATTTTTTATCATATATTTCTTCTCCACTTTTGCAAAAAAATCCATATCTACATCTAGTTTCATCTGAAGTTTTATTTATATCGATTATTTCAAATTTATCTTTATCTTCTAAATATTCCAATTTTACTTCTGTTTCATTTTCTATTCTTATTTTCATTAGATTTTTATACTTACAAAATGATAATTCATCATAATTTATATCTTTTCGTTCTTTTATTATATTTCCATTGATATCAAAAATTTCTACTACATCATATTTTTCATTGATTTCACTTTTTAAATTTTTATCAAAAGTTTTTAAAAAATCTTGTAACGATGTTGTACATTCAAATCGTCTTGAAGTGGTTTTTACAAATATATCATCTTGCATAATGTAGTATTTATTACCATTGCGAATTTTAAAACTTATTCCATTTTTTAAATCTTGTTTTTGCATTTTATACCTCCTATTTTTCTATATTGAATTTTTTCCCTGTTATTTCTTCTAAATCTTTCTTAGCTTGTTTTTTTATTTGTTCAACGTCAAATTGTTCTTCTGTTATATCAACTATAGCTGCAATTTCTGAATTTCTTACAACACTTTTATCAAAAACAAATATATTTCCTTTGTCTAGTGAAAGTGAAGTAGCAAATTGTTCTAACATTTCATTATTATTCATTTTTTTCAAGTCCATTTCCAATTTAACTTCAAATTCTTTACCACTTTTTAAAATTATTCTAAATTTTCTGTATTGCTCTGCCATATACTTACCCCCTATTTTCCAGTTTTTTTGCGATTCTGTTTTGTTTATATGCTATCCACTTTTGTACTTCTAAAGCATCAATATCATATAATTCTTTAAGCCATTCAATTCCTATTAGTACATCAGCTATTTCCTCTGCCATGTTGTCAGCATCCAATTTGCCTCGTTTTGCTTTGCTTATTGCTTGAATTAATTCTGCACATTCTTCCATTGCGATAGTTGTAAATAATTCCTCATTTTCTGATGCCTTCATGAAGTATTTTATTGTATTTTCTTTTTTATCCATTTTTCTCCCCCTTTCAATGCATCTTGGCCAAATAAAGCCACCGCCATTTTTTCGATTATTTTCTTTTTAATGTAATGTACATTTGCTATTGTACAATCAAACTCCTCGGCAATATCTTTAAGAGTTTTTTCTTCAAAGTAAATATATTTAAATATCTTTCTTTGTTTTTCACTCATGCTTTTAAACACTTCTGATATCACCTTTCTGTTTTTTTTATGCTCAAATATATCTCCCTCAACTTTTGCAATTAAATCATCTATTCTTATAACTTCATTTTCTATAGGTCTATTAATTGCATGAGTTGGAGAAGATTTAACCATATCATTACAAACTGCCTTTATCGCCCCCCTATCTCCGTCCTTTATCTTTTTTATATGTTCTTCCTTTTGCTGTATATAGATAGTTATAAATTTCATGTTTTTTAAAATCATTTCTGTTTCTTCCATAACATCTTTATTCAAACATTCCACCTCATTATTTTAATTTTGTAGATAAAATAATTTTCTTGAATGTTTATATCATTTTCTTGAACTCCCAACCTCTTTCGATTAACTTTGCCATATGTTTTATTCGACCTTCTTCTAAGAGATTGATTAATCCCATTTTGTCTAAAAGTCCTAAAGATGCTTGAATCATATCAAAGAATTCTTCGATTATATGTTCTTTTTCTTCATTTGTTCCACTTTCTGCTTCGAATTTTGCTACCGCTCCAATAAATTCAGCTTGTTCTTCTGTTACTTTCATCATTTGTTCTATAGTAGAAATATAATTTTCAGCTAGAAGAGGCATTATGTATTTGTTGTATTCTATTTTTTTGTATTCTTCTTTATAACACTCATCACATATTCCAAAGAAGTCTCCAACAGTTTGAGGATCTTCATATTCTCTATTGCATTCTTTGCACTTCTTCATAATCAACCTCCCAGTCTAAAAAGTAATTTAAACAATCTTTGCAACTTTTAAATTTTGTACAATTTTTTATATAAAAATCACTTTTACATAAGTCTATTTGTATTAAATCAGTTATAACATCACAAGAGCTTTTTAAGTTTTCAACTAAATATTTAAATACCTGGTCTTTATCACTCTCTATTCTGCCTTTACTCATAAGAGCTACGTATTGAAAAACTTTCACTTTATCACCATCCTCTAACTCCAGCATATTGAACTTCTTTCGTCTTTAACTCTTTTAAATATGCATCTAGCTCATTTGGATTAAGTTTATAAACTTTAATTGTATTTCCATTAGTTTTTTCTAATTTTTGTACTTTTGGTACAAATGCATTTTTAATATTTTTACTTGTTCTTAAGCATCCACAACTTTTTACTTTCTTTTTTAGTAAACTGGATCTAACTACTAATTTTTCATTTCCACACTCACATTTACATAAGTAATAATCGTATTTTATTTTTCCTCTATTTCTTTTTCCAGCATACTCTACAACTGTAAGCTTTCCTATTTTCTTTCCTACTAAATCTTGTTTGTCAACTTTTCCAAAAGGTCTTCCCATTATATTAACCCCCTTCAAGATTTTACTATTTTTTATTTTCTATTTTCTTTATATATTTTTTTACAAAGGAAACAGGTCTGTTTATGTTGTAAGCTATTTCTAATGCACTATAACCTTTTTTATACAATCTTTTTAACTTTCTTATTTCTAAATCAGTTGCTATTTTGCCTCCCATATTCATCACCTTTTCATAGCCCCAGGAGGTTTTGCGCCTCCTAGGATATTTATTAGTTAATTTTCTTCTTTTAAAGGTATAATTCTTATTTCTTTTAAAACTGAATCATACTCTACTGTCAGAAGAGTTTCTCTATTTATGTTTAACAATCTTCTTAATTCTGCAGGTATAGATACTCTTCCTAATTTATCTATCTTTCTTATATTTCCTACTCTTTCTTTCATAGTTACTCCTTGTCTTTTAATAACTCTGTAAGTTTTTCTATGGCATATTTAAGAGCCTCTTCTATGTTTGTTTCTTCTGTTTCAGTATGTAATTTAATCTTCTTGTCTGTGTTTTTTGTTCGTATTATTTCTTCTGTTCCTTTAGTTAACATTTTTAACAACTTTGTTTCTTCTAAATTTTCTTTTTCTGCAATTCCTTCTAAAATTCCATAATTTAAAAATGCTAATTCAGTTAATACAGTTTCTTTGTCTACACCGTCTACATTTATTTCTACTTTTCCATCGTTTACGATTGCTTTTATCATCTTTTACCCCCTAAAATATAATTTCTGTGCTTTTTTCTGCTATTAAAACAGGTATTCCAGTAGCTTCTTCTACCTTTTCTTTCATTATTTGACTATCTCCGTGTTTGTCACTTAAATGTAATAACATCAAATTTCTTGTCTTACTTAAATCACTAGCTTTTAGAAAGTCAATTACATTTTCAAGTTCAAAATGTGATTCTTTTATACGAGCACTTAAACTTGTTTCTATACAATATTCTTCTAAATTTTCTTTGATATAGTTACATTCAACCAAGATACTGTTTACATTTTTGAAGTTGTATTCACAGTAGCAAGTATCAGTTATAAATAATAAAGTTCCTATGTCCTGATGTTTTATAAGAAATCCTAGGGGTTCTTCTGCATCATGAATAACATCAAATGGTAAAATAGTAAAATTTCCTATTTGTTGCCTTTTATTAGCTTTTACTATTTTAGTCCTATAGTTTTTTATACCTAACTTTTCAAAAGTCCCCTTAGCTGAATATACATCTATTCCATTTTCTGTTAAGTCTTTAATTGATTTAGAGTGATCTTTATGTTCATGAGTAACTAAACATCCAACCACTTTGTCAATTTTGTAATTAAAACCTTTTAAAATTTCTTTATATTTGATACCTGCTTCAATTATTAGAGTTTCATCAGGAGTAATAAGTAAATAACAATTACCCCTGCTCCCACTTGCTAAAACTTTTAAAACGGACAATCTTCTTCCTCTTGAGTTTCTGCTACAACTTCAGCATCTATTTTCGTATCTTCATCAATTATTTCTGCTTCCATTTGCTCTACTTCATCTATATCTATTGTTTTTTTATTAGCTTTTTCTGTTATTTCACTTTCAAAAGCTTCATTTTGGAATGTCACAACATCTTCATCATCTGAATAAGGGCTTCTATTAAATGCACTTGCAAATAACTCACTATCATCTGATGTATTTATATATAATTTACAAGCTCTATTTATAACAGTTCTTTTAGCCATTTGATCTGGAAAATTTATATGTGAAGGACTTTTACCTTTTGTTGGTCCTTGCGCCCATGATGTTTTTATTTGTGCCATACTCATATATTCCGTATGTAAAACCCCTTCTTCTCCTATAACAACAGCAAATGCTCCTATTATCTTTGAGTTATCTATATTTTTTAAATCAGGTTTATAATCTATTACATTTATATTTCCATTTTTATACTCAAACTCAACTTCATCACCTTCATAGATACAATAAGCTTTCACATCTTTTATATATTTACTTCTTTTCGCTGCAGCTATAGTTCCCATATAGCTTTTAGTTAGTTGGAGTTTATTTCCATGTGGAATAAAGTAACATTGCTTTTTCGAAGGACTTAATCCTTGAATAATCATATCTAAAAGAGAATTTGCTATACTTACTTTTGTACAAGTTTCTAATACACATCTTTTATTTTTATCTTTTGTTTCTTGTAAGATTAGATAAGCTGATTTTAAAGCGTTTTGTGCTGCATAATTCTCTGGTATTACTAATTCTTTACTTGCTTGTAACTCTCTTACCCTTTCTAAAACTTCGTCTGTAACAGTTTTAGGTTTTTCTGCAATATTTTGAGATTGTTTAATTATTTGATTTTTCAATACTCGTCACTCTCCTAACTTTTTAGTGTTTAATTATGTTTAATTATAGACAAATGTGTTTATATCACACTATCTAACCAATAAATTTTATTATATTTCCAAAGTAATCTACATTTTCTTACATTGACTTTTTTGCAATGTTTTGTAGGACTTTGAAAATTTAATGCGTTCAAATGTGGATATAATGCTGTAACATATCCTTTATGAGTTTCTCCATTTCTGTAAGTATATTCAACCAAATCTCTATGTTTAATTCCTAATACATTATCTGTTTTTGCTTTTGATTTTCTACGCATCGGTTTAATCATCCATTCTTTTATATTGCAAGTATCTGGAAAACAATTTGTTATACAAATAGCATCGTTTGAATGAGATTTTTCTATATTCCATTCAATTCTTTTATTTGCAGTATCTCCACCTGTTGTAAGATGTAATATTCCTAATTGTTTAATATTTTCTCTAAGATAATTTTTACCTTGCATGACATGCATTGCATAATCAAATCTTTTTGGCTTACTTTTTATTTTGGTGAAATATCTCTCTTCAAATTCTCGTTCTTTCCCTTCTGTCTTTTGATGACAAGAAGAACAAAGAGTAATGAGATTCCCAATAGTATTTGCTCCACCAAATCTCTTTGCTCGAATATGATGAACCTCAAGTACAGTATTTGTTTTTCCACATTCTTGACATTTACAACTATCTCTTAATATTGTCGCTTTTCTAAGATTTTCATCTAATCTATTATTCTTCTGATATTGCCAATTATAAGGTTTATATCCATCGGTCATTGCTCTTATATCTATTGCTACATCTTCAAGATAATATTCTTTAATATTTATCCATTTATTTAATTGATATAAAACTCTAAGAATAGAATCTTTCTTTTGTTTAATACTTGGCGCTAATCTATTAGTTTTTTTTGAAGATGCTCTATTATTGAATCTAGGTTTACGATATCTTTTATGATATCTACGGTATTGTCTATATCCTCTACGAACATCCATTAAGTGTTTTACATCTTGTCTTTGTTCAATAGTTCCTTTAAATACAACTTTATTTTTACTTGGACATTTTTGAACAATTGCTATTCCAACATGAGAACTACCATCGTCAATTCCACAAACCATATGACTTTCATCTTCGTCATCAGGTTCAACTTCTTTTTCTAACTGAATTACCATAGGATATTTACTTTTTAATTTTGCTCGACCTTTTCTAATCAAATACCAACCTTTATTTACTTTAGTTGGAGCTAAAGGTCTATTGTTTTTATCTACAACAAAACAATATTCAATTTTATTTTCCATCTCTGGACACCTTCCTTTCGGAGAATTTTTCGTCTTGGGAATGTCAAGTAGAGGATATGTGTTTCCCTGTTATCAATACAGGACATTAGCATTGTTTCTTGGTTAGCACTCACAGAGTTTCAGACTGACGATTACATCTAAAAGTGTGTGTTTACCTTACTACTCAACATAGTTCATATCTGCAATATATGTTTCCATAAAAGCAGTCACTAACCCTTGAAACCTCTTGTTAAGCCATATACAAAAGACTAATGTGTCCACTTTTCTATATGTTTGACTATATATTTCTATGTATATAGTCACTTAACAATTAGTCCTGTTGCTAGTAACAATATGCGTTTAACTTTTTCTTTCCTTTGTTCTTCTGTTAGATAGTTATTTTTCTTAGTCAATCTATCTTGTTTATGTCTCTTAGCTTTTTCAAAATTAACCTTTCCTCTAACTGAAGATAATGTTCGCCCTAAATATTTTGCTATTTCTTCATCTGATATTAATTTATAATTTTCTTCTAAAAACTTTTCTTCTTCTATGCTCCATTTCATTTTTACACCTATTCATTTATTTTTATTTCTTTATCCTCTGTGACTACCAACTTAATCAATTGACCTTTAGCATATGCTATTTTATTTACACATTCACTATTATCAATGAATATAGGTGCGACTAATTCGAAATACTCGGATAAAGTGTTTATTATATCTATACCAGCATTTATTTGACCTGCAGTATTTGCATTAGAAAATGGTACTCCATTTATAGTTGCCTCACAGGTTTCTGCAATAGCTCCGTTAACTTGAGTAGAGAATAATTTAAAGCTTACGTTCTTAAAATGCTTATTTATATTTTTTTCTAAAAGTTCTACTCTCTTAGTAATAAACTTTTCATATAGCATTATAAGACCTTCTTGTCTTGCTATTTCTACTCCGATTTGTTTTTCCTCTGCTTTTAGATCTTCTATTCTTTGATTTACTTTCTTGTTATTTTTAACTGCTCCTAATTGACTATATAACCCTTTTAGTTGTGTATTAATTTCTCCTTTTTCAATTAAAAGTCCTGATTTATCTGGATATGTATCATCTTCTTGTAAACTTTCTAAAAGCTTGTTGTTTTCTCTTTTAAGTTTTAATATTTTTTCTTTCGTTGCATCACTAGGCGTATAAGAAATACCTCCTATTTGGCTTTCTAGCTGATTTATTTTTTCTTTCTTGATGTTTATATTATTTTCTATCTCAGAAAGCTTTAAAGTATAATTTTCGATATCTTCTTGAATATCTTCTTGTTCTTTAACTTTTATTTTGCCTTTTTCTATTACTTCTTCTTTTCTTCTAGCTTTATCAAGATTGAAGTTTTTCTCTAATTCTGCTTGTTTTTCTTCTATGTCTGATTCATCAAAAGGTCGTTTACAAGTAGGACACTCTGTTTTTATACTACTAAAGTCAACTTTCTCAGCTTGAATTCCACTAAATTCTTCTCTTAATTTAGCAGCTTCATTTTTTAGCATTTCAAACTTTCTAGTTAATCCATCTATTTTATATTCACATTCATTTTTCTTTTGTTGTTGTGAATATAAATCTTTTTCTTCTTTTCTTCTTTCTTCTTCTAATATTCTTACTTTATTGTCATAATCTTTTCTGTCAGCTTGTCTTTCTTCTTCGATTAAGTTTTCATTTTCACTTATTTTTTTCATTACTTCATTTCTTTTAGCTAATAATTCTTTACTACTATTAGCTATATCGCTTATTTTATTGTCTATATCTTTTAACTTACTTTCTTTAAATGCTATTTCTTTTTCAACTTCTTTTACATCTAAATCAACTACTGTTTCCATTAATTCCTCGATTTTGTAAGGAATTGACTTTTTATTTTCTCTTAGTTTTTTAATGCTACCTTTTTTACTGTCTATTAGCTTTGATACATCTTCTTTTTCTAGATCTTGTTTTACTAAATTTAAATCTTTATCATTTTTTACAACATCATCTACTGATATATTCCCTCCAGCAACTTCTAAGATGACTTTTCTTTGTTCTTTCCAACTAAGAGAAGGAAAATGAAAAGGGTTAGTTAATAATTTAAATGTTTCTTCGTCTGCTATTTCATTTATTTGCTTGTTATAATCTGATTTTTTAACTGGAATATCATCAATTTCATATTTTGTTGTATTCCCATCAAATACTTTTTCGCTTTCTCCTCTTCTAGAGGTCCATTTTTCTTTATATTCTTTTGATAGTTTTACTTCTAATCCATCTACTTCTAAGATGCCTGTTACATGAGGATTTAAACCTCTTATATATTCGTTATTTTCATCTAAAGGTTTTAACTCAAATTTGCTATCTCCTTTACTGTTTTTATCGAATAATAACCATGTAAAAGCATCAAATATACTTGATTTTCCAGTTGCATTTTGGCCTGATATTGTTGTGATATCTTTGAAATTTATGTCTAATTTTGATATGCCTTTAAAATTGCTTATTGATAGTTGTTTTAATTTTATCTCTTTCATTTTCTCCCCCTATTTAAAAAACTCTAATGGTGATACATTTAAAGCTTTCGAAAGTCCTTTTAGCACTACTAGAGTAGGATTTGTTATAACCCCATTCTCTAGTTTTGCTATATAGCTTTCTGTAACCCCTACATCTTTTGCTAAATTACTTCTGCTTTTCTTCATATAAAGTCTTTTTTCTCTAACGAAATCCCCCTATACTCATTTACCTTCCCCCTTAATCATCATTCATTGCAAACCAACAAACTCCTAAGAAAAATCCAGCATAAAAAGCTGTCAATATTTTTAAAAGTTCGTATAACATTGACATTCCTCTCTTTCATGTTTAGTACATTGAAAGCATTTGAACTTCTTGCAAACATTATCAAATGGATTTACTATTTCCTTGTTTGTTTTTTTACAACTTTTTATTCCTCTTTCATTTTTCATGTATAAGCAGTCATAACAACATGCTTTATCTTTCATCATTTTACTTACTCCCTTCTAAAATGGTATATCCTCGTCATCTATTGCTTGGAAACCATTAGGATCTAGACCTGCAGTTGGTTCAAAATTTGGTTTACTACTATTGTCTTTTGCATAATCCAATGCTTGTACATTTCTTGCACTGACTTTTGTAAATGTTCTGTTTTCCCCTTCTTGAGTTTGATATCTATCTACTTTGATGCTTCCTTGTGCTGCTATTAATCTTCCTTTTGATAAATAGTTAGCACAAAATTCAGCTGCTTTACCTATAACTTCTATTGGTATAAAGTCTGTTTCTTTTGTCCCATCTTTTTTCTTATAGTCTCTGTCTATTGCCATCGTAAAAGTAGCAACAGGTGTTCCAGAATTAGGTATGTATCTTAACTCTGGGTCTTTTGTTAATCGTCCTACTAAAACTACATTATTCATCTTTACTTTTCCTTTCACTAACTTTCATTATTAATTTAGCTATATTTGAACCCGTTTTCGTCAATTCTTTATCATGAAAAATTAATTTTTCATGGTTCATTCTTAGTAATTGACTTTTATTAATTAATATTAAATTATCTTTTTCTAAGTTCAATTTGTTTTGATCAGCAAATATAACTACATCATCTTGTGTTAATTTGATATTATGATATTTTTCATATAGAATCCTATGCTTCAACTTCCACACATTAGGTTCTTTTACTTTCATTAGAATATATCCATTACTATCAATTCTTTCACTACCAATTTCTTTTTTATTCCAAGGTTTACAACCTTTTTGAAAAGAAGTTTTATTTGGACCAGTAAGTCCTTTAGTTCCTTTATTCCACGTTTTATGTCCCTTTTGAAACTGGCCATCAAACTCTGTGTTATATCCATATCTTTTAATCGCACTTGTTATTTGACTTAGTTTGAATTTATACTCAAATTTTTTATTCATTAAGTCTAATATTTCCTTACGATGTTTCCCTGGAGTAATTTCTCCAAGATACTTTTTTTCTTCTTCACTCCATTTATGTGGTTTTTCGCTCATTATTCACCACCTTCTAGCATTTTAGGCATTTCTTTTTCATTGTTTTTACCATATTCTAATTCTATGGATTTTGCTTTTAATACAACATTTGCATTGGCAATAATTTGTTTTGAAACTCCTATAACTGCTTTACTTCTTATAATTTCATCTTCTAATTTTTCTCCTGTTATCTCTTCGTCATTTAAACGTTCTAATTGAGCGAATAAATGATTGTTTAGATCACCCAAAGTATTCCTAGGCACTTTTTAAACCCCCTTAGCTATTCTCATATTCGGTACATTTTTAAACTCGATTATATTTTCTCCACACATTTCTATGATTCTACTAGTTATAGCAGCATCATAATCCATCAATTCATCTAGTGATTTTTCTGTACTTACTATAATCGGTTTTTCTGTCATGTAACGATAATTTATTATTTCATAGATATACTTTCTATCAGCTTCGCTTGTTTGACCTTTGAGTAAATCATCAACGAATAGCACAGTGCAATTCTTATACTGGTCTATTTCTTTGTTGTAATTAATTGGATCCATACAACATTGTTTTAGTTTCATAATTAAGCTAACATATTCAGCATATCTACATCCTACATTTTGATTTACAAGTTGCATCATCATTGCAATTCCTAGATGGGTTTTTCCCGTTCCTGGCTTTCCAGCTAATAAGAAACTACCCTTTTCCTCTTTAAACTTCTTACAGTAGCTCATGGCTCGTAATTTTGCCTGTTTCTGATGTTCTGTATCTGTTTTGAAGTTTAAAAAAGTTTTCTTTTTAAAAGAATCCGTTAGACCACATCTTTCTAACTTTTCTTTTATTTGTTTTTTTTTGATACATTCACAAGGAACGGCTTGGGTATAGCCTTCTTTATCTTCTTGTAAAGTGTATCCTAAATCTCTACACTTCTCACATTGATATTCTATAGCCATTTTTCTATGCTGCCGCCTCCCATTTCATCTAATTCTTTTTGTAATTCGTCTATTTCATCTAAGTCATCTTGACTTACTGGTTTCATTTTCTCGGGATCTATATAACCTTGATATTTTTGTAAGTCCTCTAATATGTTTGAATTGTTATTGTCTTGATGTTTATTTGAGTTGTAGTTACTTAAGTTGTCTTTTAGTGGAAAAACTCCTTGCCAACAATTTTCAATCGAGTTTTCCAGTATTTTTATTTTGATATCATCTGTTGTTGCTAACTTATCTAGTTTATTTAGTATTCCTTTTAATGCTCTTTCTGTAACAGGCTTTTTAATGCTCTTTCGCATTTTCATAAAATCTATTATTGTTTCTTGTAAGAAAGAGTTAGAAGTATACTTATTTATAAGAACATCTAAATCAGTTCTTTTTTTCTTTTTTTCTTTTTTATTAAGACTGTTATTATTAACACTATTAATATTTAAACTGTTATTATTAAGACTGTTAATATTAGTGTATTCGTTTTCGAGATATTCATTTTCGATATCTTTATTTTCGTGATATTTATTTTCGATATCTCTAAAATTAATACATCGGTCTCTTTCATCCATTATGATTTCATATATATTTTTTGCTTTTAAATTACCTGATTTTATTCTTTCTACTTTTATGTACCCGGATTCTTTTAATGTTTTTAAGTGTTTAGTAAATCTATTGATTGAGATTCCTAATTCTTCACACATTAAATCTCTACTTGGATAACATGTTTTTTTATCTCCAGCGAAGGCTATTAAATATGCATAAATTGCTTTTGCCTCAATTGAAAGATTCTTATCTCTCATAACTATCTTAGGTATTATTCCATACCCATCACGTAAAATACTATTTTTGTTGTATTTTACCTCCATTGAATCTGTCATTTAATCACCTCGTTTAAACTTGCTGGCTTTCCTTCTCTTTTACTAATTCAGAAAGTTTAGAAGGGTCTATTCCTAAAATTTTTGCTGATTCAGAAACTTGAAAAGCTTTTATAATTTTAAGAACCGTGTTGTAATTTTCTTTATTAAGTCCTTGTAAATCTGATGCTATTTTTAGTCTTTCTTCATATCTAGTCATCTAATTACCTCCTTCGTTGTTTTTCGTTTATATATACATTATATTCCATTTTTTTACGTTAGTCAACGAATTTTTAAACATTTTTAATCATTATTTCTCGTTTTATGTCGTTGGTATTTTTATCCCATTAACGACTTTTTACAATTTTCTCGTTTATTTTTTTCTATTAATATGTTACAATTATTGTATATTAATAAAATAAAAACTTTTAAATATAATTGGAGGCAAGATATGAATGATGTAAATGAAAAAGATATTGGTAAAAGAATTGAATTCATAAGAAAGAAAGAAAAGCTTTCAAGACGAGAGTTTGGAAAAATAGTAAATAAAAGTGAAGATGCTGTATATAATATTGAGAAAGCTAGAGCTAAAATAAGTGATGATATTATTTATAGCATATGTAATATTTTCCACATTAATAAAAATTGGCTGCTTAATGGAGAGGATGGTATGTATGAAACTAATTCCAAACATATTAGACTTGCAAATATAGTTGGAAATTTAGAAAAAGAAGAAAATCTATTTGAATTAACAGAAATGCTTCTAGATCTAAATGATAGACAAATTGAGGTAATTAAAGATTTAATAGATGTGTTTAAAGAATCAGAAAAAAAATAGGTGCTATGCACCTACTTTTTATTTTCCTCGTTTTTTTTATTTTTCTTTGTTAAATATTGATAAACGAACCCCAGTGTATCAATATCTTTATTTTGTTTTAACAAAATTATTATTTCTTCTTTTAATTTTGTTATATAGTCCATAGCATCTCCCCCAAAACAGCTTAATAATATCGAACTTACGTTCTATGTAGATATATTATAATACTAATTTTCATAAAATTCTATACCTTATTTATATTATACTTCCATTTATTGCCATTTTGTCTATTTGTCCCACATTGCGGGACGCTATTTGTATTCAGAATCAAATAAGTCAGTTATTCTACAACCTAAAGCTATCGCTATTTTTTCTAGCTTTACTAGATCCAGTACTGTATCGTTATTCTCCAGTCTAAAGAGAGTACTTTTACTTAGTTTAGTTTTGTATGCTAACTTTCTAAGACTATGATTTTTCTCGTTTCTTACCTTTGAAATATTGTTGATTATCATAAAATTTATTCTAAAATAACTGCTTTTTCTCGTAAATGTAAAATATTTGGTTAATATTCCACAAAAACACTAGAAAAGAAAAAAAATCCACCTTCCGCAAGATGGATTTTCTTCTAAATAATCATAGGTCATATATAAGATATAGAAATACTTTTAACAATTTAATTATAACATCCCAATAATAATTTGAAAATCGGAACATATTCCTAACTTTTCACAAAAAACAACCGCTCTTGATGAGGGTTAAGAGCGGTTAGGGAGTATTGTTTCATACCATAAATTCTAATGATAAACAATATACTAGAAATATTTTAGGAATAAAAAAATATAATCTTAGATAACTATATTATTAATGATACTACTGTTTTTTCAAAACTTCAATCGGAACATATTCCTAATTAACAATAAAAAATAACTACCTCACAGATGGAAAGGTAGTTATTCTTTAAGAAAGGAGTACTTATATTAGTAATATAGCTAAAACTTTAAGTCTTATACAATATAAGATTAACACCTTTCATTTCCAATTACAATCGGAACATATTCCTATATATTTTTATAAGTGAATTTTACAAAAGTTCCGTTTTCAGTTTTAGCCTTAACTCTGGCAACTTCTGTTGTTTCATCTATTTCTAGACTTTTAATAGCTTGAAGAACCATATTTGTTGTACAATTTTTAGTTTTAAATTCAATAATATCATCTGTATATTTTACAGTTGCATTTGACATACTAAAATCTACCCCACAAATAGTTAATACATATACACTAACTTTTTCTCCTTCAAATGGTTCTAGAAATTTTTTAATTTCCCATTGTTCAAATAATTTTTTAATGTTATTATTTTTCATTTTTATTACCCCTTCTCTAATTAATATCATTCAACTTTAAAACCTAAATAGTCGATAAAAATAGTCCCTGTCATATCGATTGTCCTTGTCACTCTTACCCACTATCATCATTATAAAATCAATAGCTAAAACCTCTTTCTATTTTTATAATAGTCCCTGTCTCTCTTAAAAGTTATTTTTTATTTAGAGTAGAGGCTTTAGCATTTTTTATATTGTTTTTAATCCACTAGGGTAGTGGAAATTTACCCTAGTAATTCATATAATCGTTGTTGTCTTTCATACTCTTTTAAAGTCTTTTGAGATTTATTTCTAAACTCTAATCTTAGATTAGATCTTCTACAATTTTCAGGATTATTATCTTTGAATACTATTTTAAAAAATCTTGTATTATATGCTCCAAAGAATCCTTCGTAAACTAATTTATGAACTGGAATATTTTTTCTTTTACCATTTTGGACCAATGTTACAGTTTTATATCTATGAGTATAAAAAACTTTCAGCTCTTTCCAAACAACACTTCCATAATCAATTTTATCTAGTGTTTGATGCTCAAATCTTTTCTTGCTGCTAAATACTCTTCCAAAACTCGTTATGTAATAATCATCAAAGTTTGTAACTGGAACAGCATCTTCATCTATAAATAAATAATCTTTAATTGTATCTTTCATCAAGTTCTTCCAGTTGTTCTCTGTTATATTCACGATAATCCTCCCCTCTTAAAACTCTATCTTCAATATATTTGTCAAATTCCTCTGTGCTTTCAAATTTATATCTAGTTTTCTTTGCAAATTTATATCCTTCTGCATGTGCTTGTCTTTCTGCTTCTGTAATGATAATATCTATTCTTTTCATAATGTCTTTATATAGATCTTCGTTCATTTCCGCATCATGCTTTGCACAATTAGAAAGTAATTTATCTATTTTTAGATAGTTACGAGCAAATACTTTACTTCTAATAAACTCGTAGTTGTGTGAAGTTACTGCATGCGGTTTTGTGTTTCTTTTAATATAATCTTCTACTCTTTTATCTTGTTTTTCTTTATAAGCATCACTAATAGGTTTAAAAGGTTCATAATCTCTTAAAAATAATCCCTCTATGACCTTTATAAGCATTTTTAAAAGATTAACAACTAAATATAAGCTAAATCTACAAAATTTTATTACAAGGGCAAATACAACCTCAAGCCATGAATTATATTCAGTTTTTTCTTTATATCCTTCTAAATGTTCTTCTTTGCTTAAAATATAAGTTGCTTTTGTTTTTTTATCTCTATCTAATATTTCTATACTATCATTTTGCATTCCAACCCCTCCAATCTAAAATTTTAATTGCAAGTGATCTTAAAATTGGATTAGAATACAAAAAATCTTTTATTTCTTCCTCTTTTCTTTTTATTGCCTTTTCTTCATCTGACAATACATCGACAAAAAATATTTTTTCTAAATTCATATTATCGTCGAACATTTTGACTTTATGTTTTCTCATTATTCTTCCCCTTCCTCCTGGAGAAAAACTATGTTATAATTTACTTGCTACGGTTAGTTATAACATAGTTGTAACTTCCAGGGTCGCTCATCTTTGTGTGGGCGACTTTTTTATTTTATTTTTTTATTTCAACATCTAAATAGATGCTAGAATACTTACTTTTACCTCTACTTTTATAAGCCTGTGATTGACTTATAATTTCAAATTCCTTTTCTAACTTTTTAATAGCCTCTTCTAATTCTTCTGGTCTTTCATAGTTATATGTAATTCTTATCTTTAGCATATTATCACCCCCTTATTTTGGAATATCTAAATTATTATTTAAAGCATAATTTATTACCCTTTCTTGAGAAAATTCACTTAAAGAATTTAAACCATTTTCAATTGCTGTTAAATATAATTTTCTTTCTATGTTACTACTGTTAGTATTGTAATTATTAGATTTAGATTCTATATGTTCATTTTTAACTCTTCTAAGTTTGTTTTCTAATTCTTCTGGACTATAATTTTTATAATGTTCATTAAATGTATCATGATACTTTGTTAAAGGTTTTTTATTTTCTTTTCCAGTATCTTTTGTAACAGTTTTTCCTTTGCCTTTTTTATTTTTAAATTCTGCTTGATCCTTTTGATAATCATCTAAAGTTACTATATTTTTTTTATCTAGATTTTCAAAAACTTGTTTCATATAAGCATATTTTTTACTAACACTTTCTTCACTTGCTGCTATAAAAACTTGTTCAAATACATCTAAATCAAATTTATTTGCATATTCTAAAAGTAGTTTTTTAGTATGTGGCATAAATCTTTTTTCAATTTTAAAAGACTTATATAGTTCTATAAGTTTTGTTTCTTTTTCAACACCAACAACAACTTCATTTTCTTTATTAATATAGTTGTTATTATTATTTTCTTTATTAGCGTATCGAAAATCGGTATCGCAGAAATTGGTATCCCTATTTTCGGTATCCCAGTTTTTAGGATTACGGTGAGATGTAGTGTTTTCAACGCTTTTATCGTTATTAGTTTTTTCGCTTACGTTCATATTTACGTTATCGTTTACGTTCGTAATATCTACGTTTTGTTTTTCGCTAAAAACTTCGTATAAATAACCATTTGTAAGGTTACCGTTTTTTAGAGGTGTTCTTTTTATGTAACCGATTTCTATAAGTTTATTTAGACCGTTAGATACTCTTGTTTTACTTACTCCTAATTGAGTAGATAAACCCTGTATTGTAATTTTATGATCAGGATTGGTTATGTATTGTAAAATTTTACCGAATACAAAATAAGCATCTGGACCCATCAACTTCATGTCATTCATAATTTCATTAGGTATAACAGTAAAACCTTGTGCTAATTTTGAACTTGCTATAAATATAGATTCATTACTGCTTTTAAATTTAGACATATTTCTTTTCCTCCTGTTGAATTTTATCGATTTGTAGCAAGTTTTATCTATCTTAAAGAATTGAAAATATAATAAATGCATGATATAATATAAATACAATATTGATATATGTGATACAAGATAGACCTACTTTGCTACAGTTTCTGTACAATTTGATTGTTGGCGCGATCAAAAAAGTAGGTTTTTTTATGTTTATTTTTCTTTATTTTTCATGTAATTAATAAGGATATTCTCTGCAAATTTTGACATTGATTTATATCCTTCCTTTTCCATTAACTCTTTTAAAAGAGCCTTGTCTGCTTTTGAGAGTTTCACATTTATTCTTGTATTGTCTTTTGAAACAGCCAAATAAAAAACCTCCTATCTGTAAAGTGTGTCACTTCTCTTTTTTTAAAAGTGTATCACTTTAAAAAACAAAAATCAATATATAATTCTAAAATAATAATAATAGTTAAGATATTAACATTATTTTAACTATAAACAACATTTTAATAAAATATTAACTAAAATATATATTAATATATTAACAAAATTTAAA